AGTAACAGAGCAAAGGTATGTATGCGAATACGTGCACCGCCGTTTCACACAACGTAGTGTAGGAGCGATTGCCAGGAGTGCGCATAACTCCTGGCACCTAACCTTTACACTGACACTGACACTGACCACACACAACACACATCTACAAGGAACAGAGAACATGGCTGGTTTGGTTGTTAATGCGGCAGAGGCAATGGAGAACCGTAAGCCTCTGGAACCAGGAGAGTACCACGTGGTGCTCACTAACTCACGTGTGCGTGACGCCAGTGGACCAGACAAGTTTCCCATGCTTGTGTTGGAACTGACCGTACACGAGGATGAGGGTGCACCGTACGCTGGTAAGAAGGCGTTCAGGAACCTGTCTGCTAGCCCCACTGCTGTGCCATTCATGGTGGATGCTGCCATAGCGTTTGGTGCTGATCCAGAGGAAGTTGTGCAGCCATCCGTTGACATGGAACAGGTGTTTAAGGAACTGCACGGTACTGAGGCATGGATCACTACCAGTGTGCGTAAGTATCGTCGTTCTGAGAATGAACCTGAAGTGGATCAGACGAACATTGATCGCATCCTGGCACAGCCTAGCGTGTAGCTAGCACGCACTGAAATGTACACACAGGTGATACGAACCGTCACCTGTGTGTACAGATAATGCGTGCTACTGTAGTAATTCGTTGTAACCAACAGTCTGCCCACTGTTGGTGCACTGATAGGCACCTACCCTGCTGTGCTACAGTAGCACGCACGCACCACATGTGAGGTAAACCATGCGCAAACCACAGCCACAGACCAAAGAAGACAACATGCAACCACCTAGCACCAAGAAACCCAAACCAACTATTGTACCAACAGAAGAACCACACCCAACCATATCCACACCAACAGAAGACGATCAGTAGCACACAAGGGCTAGTAGCTCAGTGGTCAGAGCATGGTGCTCATAACACTATGGTCGCGTGTTCGATTCACGCCTAGCCCACCAGGAGGCACACACTACAGTGACTGACAATGCACTGTGTCACATGCGTACAGAAGACAAGCCACATTGTTGGCACGCATTCATGCCTCCAATGAACAACCAGGGTATTAGTGTGAGCATACCTAGCTTGTGTTGCTGGTGCACACCAGAGTACTACCACCTGGAAGTGTTTGTATCTGCTACGATGCCACTGGAAGATGTGGCAGCGGCTAACTACGAACATGGTAGGTTAGTGGTAATCAGAAACATGCCTAACCGTGGTCCCAAACTGCACGTGGCACGGTAGCAGTATACATATGGACACACTTGCCTTCCTGCACTTTGTCATCACTGCTGAAAAGGGTGGTTGGTTGCCAATATGTTCATCACTACCTGATGGTAGTGGTTGGCGTCAATACTGGCGTGCATGGCCAGATGATTCTGATTCCACTGCACTGCTCATACAGGGACTAACAGATGAGGGACTAAACGTATTCTATTCATCACACCTGTTTACTGAACGTGATTCGCACAAGAAGTTTGCTATGGATACGTGCACCATTCAGGTTGACCTAGACCATGCTATCCCTAGTAGTGCACCATTGCCACCTAGTCTGTTGCTCAATTCATCAGACCACAGGTTTCAGGCGTACTGGAAGCTAAACCAGTGGATACCTGCTGAAGACTTGGAACAGATTAGCAGGCGTGTTTCATGGGGTATTGACAAAGCTGACCATAGTGGTTGGTCGTTGGGACACATGATGCGTGTACCCAATACCAAGAATTGGAAGTACAACCCACCAGAACGTGTGCGTGTCAATAGTTACAACAGCAACCTGTATCTACCTGCTGACTTTGACGCATTCCCTCCACTATCAGTTACCGAACCGTTGGCTATCCTGGTGGATGACTCCTGGATTAGACAGGCACTCCAGGTACCAGCAGGGTACAACAATGCTAACATGTTCTTTGAATCCAACAAGCACCGTATACGTGAAGGCTTGCACGTACATTACTACAATGAAGCACCTGATCGTAGTACTGCACTGTGGTCACTCATGGCTGAATGTTTCAGAGTGGGTATGCAACGTGAGGAAGTGTTCTTAATTGCATACCATTCCAAGAACAATAAATTTAGGTTCCTGAGATACAACGGACTACAGGAACTAGCTAAGGATGTCATACGTGCTGAACGTGAAGCACTAAGTGGTGCATCTGGTATACGTGGACGTATTGACACAGCTAGGCGTACCAACAAGACACTAGCAGACAGACGTGCAGCAGTAGCTGACCTTGCTCGTAACCAGATGATGACACATGGTAAATTCATCCATGCACGTGGTGGTTCCCTCTGGTACATACTAGATGAGAGTGGTAAGCCTATACCCATTACACATGTGTCCACTGAACTGAACGTACTGCTAGACAAGATGTTTGGTCTAAATGCAGCAGAGCCTGAACACCTGTTCGTAGTCAACGCACTGATTAACCATACAGCAGGACTCCAGGCAACAGGTGAGATGGCAACTCTGTCACACTACACACCAGAGTCCATAGACACCGATACACCACCTACCATGTTACTACATGCTGGTACCAAAGACATACTACGCATAACACCTACCACCATTGATACTGTAATCAATGGGTACAATGACATAGTGTTTCTCTGGAACGATTACCCAGTAACACCAGAGCTAGATACCGAATACAACGATTCAACTACAGACACATGGTTTAATGCCATGTTTGGTATGTCAATGGAGCACCTAGCAGATGAAGGTGTAAACGCTGAACAAGCTATGGCTATACTACGTTCCTGGTTTATCTTTATCCTCATGCGTACGGCTATTTCTAGCAGACCTATCCTTGCCATATTTGGACAGAAGGGTAGTGGTAAGTCCACGCTATTTAAGCGTGTATACGCCATACTCTACGGTCCACATAAGGCAGTATCTGGCATTACCACACCACAAGACTTTGACTATGCAATGGCTACTGATCCACTGCATGTCATTGACAACGTAGATACATGGGAACGTTGGTTGCCTGACCGTATTGCACGTGCAGCAGGTATATCAGAGATAACCAAGCGTAAACTGTACACTGACCTAGATGTAGTGACACTACGTCTACAGGCAGTGTTAGGTGTAACAGCGCACAACCCTAAGTTTGGTAGGGAAGACGTTGTAGACAGACTGCTGATGATTACGTTTGAACGTATCGAGAACTGGCACAACGAGACAGCCATCATTAAGAATGTGAGGGACAATCGAGCTAAGTATTGGGGCCAAATAGCAAGGGATGTACAACGTGTACTAGCCGAACCACCACCAACACATGTGGCGCAGTTTCGTGTACAGGACTTCTCAGAGATAGGCCAACGTATTGCCAATGCGTTAGGCTACCCAACTGCCTTCTACAGTGCCATACAGAAGATAGTAGACCAGCAAAAAGGTTTTGTCCTAGATGAGGATGGTATGCTGGTCAGCATCATAGAAGCCTACATACAGAGCACCAGATACCGTAATGACGTATTCCAGACGCCTGCTAAGCTATGGGGTATATTTGACGTACTGGGTGGTTCTAATGTAGGCTTCTCGAAGCAGTACGGTAACTCAGTGAAGCTTGGCCGTAAGCTGTGGGCCATGCAGGACGCCTTGAAACAACGTTTCCTGGTAGAATGGAAATTCGATTCCAACCAGAAGACACGTGTATGGCGATTTATGCCAACCACCAACACAGCACCCACACTGCCACCACCACAGGAGTAACAATATGCGACAAATGAGAAGTGAAGACATACAGGTAAATCTAGAACCACCTGTGTACCAGCAAGTGAAAGACCTTGCACCAAAGCTTGGTATGTCAATGAGCCTATACACCCGTATGCTGATTATTAATGACCTACGTGAACGTGGCTTGCTGACTGACCGTATGATAGCTGACATGGCTATGGCCAGTTAGCTGACACCATGCCACCATACCCAAAAGGCACACGCCTTCAGCCCACCACTACTAACGGTCACCAGTCACTCATTGTGAACGTGACACTATGTGACTGGTGTCATGTGAATGTGGCCTACAAGTGTAAGTCTTGTGGCCGTCCAACGTGCTACATGTGCTTACAGTCTAACGAGGGTGGTAGGTGTGTGCACCAAGCGTACACACCAGTACAGAGTACAGGTTGGGGCCAACCTTGCCAACAACCTGCACCACACGCTACTTGTACACAGTGCAATGGAACAGGTATGGTGTTTGAGTGAGATGGACAGTCACGAGTTAGGTAGAATGCGAGCACTGACCAGTGTAGCTCTGTCACATGGGCATGAAATGGTAGACATAGGTTCTACACCATGTGCACCAGGAGTGTTTGCACGATGCACCCTGTGTAACGCTACACTACGTTGGTACCACGGTATAGGTACAGGTGAAGCAGCGTACACATGGTGCCCATACGCCATACCTAGCAGCATCAACCAACAGCATGAGGGTACATGACAGCAGCACTCATTGCACCCACACCCGTACTACTGACCATAGATGACAACACGGTGTTGGGGCCAGTGTGTCATTCACCATGTGTACAGGGTATGGGTAACATCCAACATGGCATCATGGTGATTGGTGTTGCTCCAGGTAAGGAAGAACTAAAGACAGGCAAGCCACTGACTGGACCAACAGGTAAGCTGTTTAATAACTTGACTAATGCGTGTGGCTTTCCACGTAGCAACATGTATGTAACGAACATGCTGTGTTGGTACCAGGAAGGCAAGATAACACGAGCACATATGAATAAGTGTTTTGGACGTGTGCATCAGGAGATAATGGCCATACGTCCTAAACTTATCATCCTGTTAGGTTCAGAGGTATGCCAGTACTGGACTGACCACACGATCAATCAAGCACGTGGTTCCGTATTGTGGTCACCACAGTATTCCTGTTGGATCATGCCTATGATTCAGCCTGCTGCATTGTTCCACGATACTATGTCCACTAACAATACAGAGTCTGACCGTGTATCCAACGTAGCATACGATATCGTACGTGACTTACGTAAGATACCTGAAATACTCACATGGCCAACAGATGGTAGCAAGTGGCACGTACCCTACCACACCATCACCAACACACAGGAAGCACAGCAGATACTAGACAGCCTTCCTCGTAACATACCTGTAGCTGTGGATGTAGAAACCAATAGTGGCTTTGTGGACATCATCAACATACGTAAGGATGCTCTGGTATGTCTAGCCATATCAGATGGTGTACGTACATGGGTAGGTGAAGCACATGTCTTCAAAGGCTGTGTGTGGCCAGAAGATGTGCAGTACACGTTCCACTACTCTATGTTTGATACTGCCATCATTCACCGTGATTTGGGTGTATGGCTACAGATATACGAGGATACCCTATTGCAGTCCTACACCTGTGATGAACGACCAGGGTATCATTCCTTGAAGCCACTAGCCAGAGAGTATGAGGGTGCAGGATTCTATGAAGATACACGCACACTAGGTTTGGCACAGCTTATGGAATACAATGCTAAGGATGCTGCATACACTGCTAGGCTGTGTACAGGTAAGCTACGTGACTGGCAACTGTCAGAAGGCACCCGTAGTGTGTACACGAATCTCCTGATACCTGCTGCCAACGTGCTCAAAGAGGTAAAGGCACGTGGTGCACGTGTGGACACACACCTGCTGACACAGCTAGAACAGGAATGGGGTGATGAAAAGGACTCCGAACAGGAGCGTATGCAGCAGATAGCCTACGATGCAGGATGGCCCAATGATGCCGACCCAATCAACTTGAATTCATGGCAACAGCTAGGCAAGCTGTTGTACGGCATCATTGGGTTGTCTGGTGGCCCATCTACGAAAAAGGCTGTTCTGGAGACACTAAGTGGACGACACCCATTTGTTGATGCATTGCTAGAGTACAGACACCTGGAGCACAACTATTCCATTTACGTGGACGGTTGGGTACGTCACATTAGTAAGCATTCTCCTGGACATGGACGTATACATCCTGACATCAACCTACATGGTACAGCTACAGGTAGACGTTCCTATGCTAAGCCTGCTGTACAGACTATCCCTAGACCTTCTAATCAAGCTGACAAGTACGGTAAGCTACGTCAAGCCATCATACCAACCAACGATAACTACCTGATAGCGTATGCTGACTACTCACGTGCAGAAATATACACAGCATATGGGTACTCACACGATCCTGTCATGTGGGAAGCACTCCAGAAGGATTACCACCTAGAAACAGCAGTCAATGTGATGCACAAGTCCAGAGCAATGATGGCTGCTGACGACAACTACCGTGAGGAAATGCGACGTATAGCCAAGGTAGTGACGTTTGGTATCTTCTATGGTATGGAGGCTTACTCACTATCACAAACAGCACAAATCAGTGTGTCAGAAGCACAGGCATACATTAATGGATTCTTCAGGAGTAACACGCGCTACAACGCATGGTACCGAAACACCCTACAAACTCTAGAACGTACAGGTGAGATACAGTCTATTACTGGACGCAAACGACGATTTGTTATGTTGGAACCTAACCCACGTATACTGAAGCAGGCAGTAAACTTCCCTATACAGAGCACAGCAGGTGACGTGACACTGAGTGCAGTTATCAAGCTGCATCCACTACTCAAACCATTGGACTCATACATCCTGTTTGACGTACACGATGCTATAGTGTTTGAGATATCAAAGAAACACGCATACGAGGCTATGCAGCTTATCAAGCATGTCATGGAGGCACCACCATTCCCTGAACTAGCACCAGACTTCCCATGCATACCTACAGAGCAATACATAGGCAAATCATGGGGCCATGCAACAAAGCTGAAGAACACATCAGACATCAGGAACATAGCATGAGTACAGAAACAGAACTAGCATGGGCAGCAGGTTTCTTTGATGGTGAGGGTTACGTTGGTTGCAGTCAACGTGCCAGAGATAATTGTAGATCAATTTCGTGTTCTATAACACAATCATCGTACACTGACGATGTGCCAACCGTATTAGCCAGATTTCAGCGTATCGTTGGAATTGGTAACATATACAAGAAGTCTACTGCTGAGCAATACAAGCCGCGATACGCTTGGAGTGTACAAACGATACATGATGTAGAAGTGGTGTATTCACTACTAAGTGAGTATCTAGATGAAGTAAAGGAGGAACAGTTTATGAATGCTATAAAAGAATACATACAGCTAGGTTCGTATATAGAATTGGGATTGTGTAAGAAAAGATTACATAAAAGAGTTGAAGGTGACAAACAGTGTAAAGAGTGTACAACATCGTGGCAACTGGAACATAACGAAACAAGGAAACTGGAAAGAAAGTTAGCAAAGGCTTTAGGCATATGATGAACATACAACCAACGACAATTTTAGGACTTGATCCAGGTGTCTCTACTGGCATAGCTATAGCTACACTGTGGGACAACACCAGTGGTACACGCACACTGCACTACAACTACTTTAGTGCTACCTGTACTGAACCTGAACAGGTGTGGGCATACATACGTCCACCAGTAGACGTGGTAATCATGGAACGTTTCAATGCTCAACTTATTAGTAAGTATGGATTGCACACTGTCAGGATCATTGGTGGTGTGCAGGCATTGTGTGCAGAGCATGAGATACAGTTAGTAGAAGACACACCACAGCAACGTAAGGCGTACCTATCGTACGCACGTACCAAGATAGCACTACCAACAGCACACGATGGCAACACCAAGCATGACCAACGACATGAAGTTGATGCAATGGCACACGTGATACGCTACCTGTTTGTCAGGCAGCTACTTACCACGCTACAGGTACCAAGTGACCCATGACCACTACATACCGTACATTTGCAGACACATTCGAGCTACACTCAGTACATAGATACAGAAGTAATGGTACTACAATCTGTTGTATATGCCTACAAGCTGAAGCACACACCATACATGCTTATGAAGACCATATTAGATCAGCTAGCAACCAACACAAATTCTGGCCCATAATGACACAGCGTTGGAACGTAGAAATATGTGGCCATTGTTCAGGACAAAAAGACGCACCAGCACACAAGCAGACAGGAGACAACACTACAGTGACTGCACACCCATACAAACCAGAACAACCTACAGATGAACGTTCCAATATGTTTAATAACCCTCCATTCACTGTACAGCAACAACAACCCACCATTGATGAGGAAGCCAGAGCTATAGTGTATGGTGACCGTGAACAGGCGTATGACGATCCTAACGTAAACTTTGAGAAGATAGCACACATGTGGACAGGTACACTGCTCAGGAAACTAAAGGTAGACGTTCACATTACACCTGAAGATGTAGCACTGATGTTGATACAACTAAAGATATCACGTGAATCATTCCGTCCCAACAGAGAGAACAGAGTAGATGGTATAGGGTACTTCCTGTGTCTACAACGCATAGTGGATGCTAAAGATGTTGAGTGATTACGATATCATGGAGGAAATAAACCTACAGAACATCATACTTAATCCATACAACTTTGATGACATCAAGCCTGCTTCCTATGATGTGCATTTAGGTGGCAAGCTACTGATACCTAACCTGGACGGTCCTGCTAGGTTTGATCCTGCATCAGATGAACAGCCATTACTACAGGACAAGTTGTATCCCTATGACAGTGGATACCAGTATTGGTTACCACCACACGGTGTAGCACTAGGACACACACAAGAAATACTCACATTACACCCTGATGCTACGATAGCAGCAGACATAGCAGGGTGTTCCTCGTTGGGCAGATGGTGGTTAGCTGTGCACATGACAGCGGGTTTCATTGATCCTGGTTGGTCAGGACAACTCACCCTGGAACTGTTCAATGCTTCACCCTGGTGGCTACGCCTGTGGGAGGGTATGCGTATAGCGCAACTTAGGTTCTATCGAATGAACACCATGTCAACACGTCCATACAACGTTGTGGGCCATTACTACAACAGCACAGGACCAGTAGAAAGCAGGTACAAGCCATGATACAAGCCACTGTAGTTGCAGACAGCATAGCACCACATGGTATACGGCTAACAACCATGCTGCTTACGTACCCTAGCATTATTCATCAGGACATATTGACGCACCGTACTATCTACAAGTCACAGCAAGCTTCTGACAAGATAGCCATAGAAGTGGACAGTAACAAGTCCACCAACAGCAACCGTGCTAAGCCTACCAAACAGATACTGAGGGACGTACTCAATAATCCATTTGTACCTACACGGTTCCCTAAGCGTGCAGTCAGTATGCATTCATCAAAAGGTTACCACACTGGTTGGAGACACCAACTAGCTAGACACATATGGTTAAAGACACGTTATGTGTCACTGCTAGAGTCACTGGCACTTATGGGCATTGGTGTACACAAACAAATAGCTAATAGGCCACTAGCTACATGGCAGTACACCACATTGGTGTGTACAGCTATCGACGTATGGTGGCTGCATTTCTTTGAACTACGGACACATCATACAGCACAGGATGAAGTGCAGCAGGTTGCTGGACTGGCACACACAGCCTACCGTGCTAGTACGCCAACGTTCCTACACACAAACGAGTGGCACCTACCGTTTGTGTCACCAAGGGAACGCCTGTTGCTGCCACAGTCCACATGCATTGCACTGAGTGTTGCACGGTGTGCACGTACCAGTTACGCTAAGTCACACTCAGACATGATTAGTATTGCTGGATTCAGACCAATAGATGAAGACATAGCCTTGTACAACAGACTAGTACCACAGAAGCCTGAACATGCTGGCCCAAAAGAGCATCAGGCACAGGTACACCCTGATCCTACACACATAAGTGGTACCCTGTTAGGCTACGATCAACTACGGCATACTGACAATGCAGACAGCATTGTCACAACGTATCCACCACAACACCAGGAACCCTCCTAGTATAAAGCTTAGCTCCAAGAAGATGAGGGTGTACACCAACACCATAACCGTAACGTGCATCCAACGTTTCATGGTCATTCAACCACAGCCCAACATGAGGAAATCTTGTGTTGGGCTGATTCACGTCATGATATTCATATAGCACCACATCACCACCATTGGGATCAGGACATGGGTATGTCACACCATAGATATCATCAGTGTAGCTAGGTACACGTCCATCATACGTCCACTTGATAAAGCCACTACAATCAAACGATCCTGGTATCTCACCATCCCATACGTATGGGTCACCTATCCTGGAGTACCCTAACTCTAATACTCGTGATAGCGTGTAGGGTACTTCAAGTCTATACATACCCAGTGAATCAATGATAGCTACAAATTCTTCTATACCTGCATACGCACCCTGTACTAGTCTTCTACACTCGTACCAGTCTTCACGCTGTGCTGCTAGGTACACACCCTTCTCATAGTAATACAAACCAAACACATTAGCACTAACTATACCAACCAGTGCTTTATCAGGGAACGTAACTAAGTCTGCGCCAATACGCCAACCGTAGTATTTGTAGTTATCCTCCCATGTTAGCTGTATGTGTCCACGTCCATAATATGGGTAGTAACGTAAGTTGTTTGCACGCCACTGTTCACCTAATTCATAGCCGTATGCATCATCTAACCAGTAGGCTTCACGTACAGGTACAAACCTGTGTGCAGTTTCAATAGCAATAGTGGCAATAGCTGCCCTACATGTGTTGTAGTCAGCTATTCCATACAACTCCAGTGCACCGTACACTTTGGGCCAGTCAGACACAACATTCTCTAGTGGTGAGTTAGTCACCATCGAAATAATCTCTGGTGACCACCACTGCCATGCACCACCTACAGGTTGTAGTATGGTGTGCTTGCTCTTTACGTTACCCTGTTGTTGTGCTAGCAGTACTGCACGTGTCATGCGCTACTAACTCAACACTTCTACGGTGTCATCACTACCGTTGTACGCTATCACTGCGTTGGCAAAGATACGTACTGGTCGCTCATCTTCTAGTAGTAGCTCACTTTCCGTAAGTGGACTACCCCACCATGCGTTCTCAGGAGCACGCCAGTGGCGTTCAAAGCCAAAGTCATGGTTATAGACGGCTGTGGGCACCAGAGCACGCCAGCGTATGCTCATGGCTTCCTGGACGGTAACGGTACGTGTAGGGATCTGCACAGGTGGCTGGATAGGTGGTTCAGGCACCACAGGTGGCTGTTCCACTTCAGGGTAGCTGTTTGCAATCAGTCTCTGTACAGGTATGTTGACTACAGGTGCGTTCTGGAACTGATACGTAGCTGCATTGTATGCTGGACGTAGCCTACCGTTCTCGTTAATCAGACCGAACCCCTGCATACCCTGTTCACCTGGAGCACCATTTTGGTCACACCAACAGAAGTATGTAGCCATCAGTAGTTCATCAGGATCAAATTGCGATAGTTCATCCTGGAAGAATCCATGCACGTACAACTGTTGTTCGTCCAGTCCACCAGCATCCTCTACTTTAATACCACCTTCAGTAATAGCCACTGGTCTACCACCAGCAATGTCAATAGCAACACGTATCTTGTCTGATAGACGTTCCCAATCTTCACCAGGATCAGCAGGTACCCTAAACCCACCATCACCTTCACGTTCAACGTACGAAACATACGGATGGAACGCAAACCCATGTACTACTTCATACCCTAACTCAGACTCCACACGATCTATTACTGCAAATGCACTAGCTAGTTGTGCTTTCCAGTCAGCACTAGCCACACTACCCAACACACCTAATATGCCATACCGTTTGCATATGTTGGTGCCAATCATGGCTAACTCTGCTGCTTTCTGTGCCCTATCCTCGTTGTCCCAAAAATCCCATTCATTGGTGAATTCAATCAGACGCAGTTTCTTGTAACTACGTTCACATAGTTCAGTAATGCATGCTTCATATCGCTCTTTCCAACCTTCAGACCAAAAGTCATTGTTCAGACCTTGTGTCTGTCCTGTCACTACAGCAGCTACACAGGTGTCATTAGGTACCTGTTGTAGCATAGCTTCCCACGATCCAAAGTCAAGCACCAGTGAACGCAACCACCCTAGCTTGACGGTACGTGAATACACAAGGTCAGGGTAACCAGTATGCACGTTACCTGCAATACCAAATCGTTTGGCTAGCATGTGTTACGCCCTCCAACGTGGTGCTTTGATGTCGATGTCCAGAGCAAATTCACACGCATTCCATATAAACACAACTATGGCCAACACCAGGGAATACAGTATGGCATCGTACACAACATAGCCTGTACTGGGTAGGTTCTCTGCACTTGCTGGTGGTATGCCTAACCCTGTGAGTATCTGGTAGATAGTGCCACCACCAATCATGAAGATAAACGCTTGTATCCATGTACGCACAGCACGCTGCAAACACTGGAACCATTCAGCCATTGGTATGACTACAATACGTTTACCATTTGTTTGCCCATCAACACTAACCTGTTCTGTGTTTGTGTCAGTGCCAGTGTTAGTGTCTACAGCATCAGGACTGACTATGGTAAACGCACGTTCCAGTTGCTGTTTGGCCATGTGTTGTCAGTGCCTTGTCTGTACGCCAATGGTTTGGCGTAGTCTACGCAGAAACTTACCTAGGATGATACTGGCACGTGTCTGTGTGTCACCTGTCAGTGTGTCACCCACATTGATGTCTACCTGTGCTACACCTGAACCACTGTCTAGGCGTACTTCCAACCCCTTAATGGTATCAGAAAACTCTAGTACGTCTTCCCATACCACAGTGACTTTGGTACCAAAATCAAAGTCACGTCCAAGTATGTATCTACCAAAGGGTGACACCTTAAAGCTGACCGATTCTTCACCAACAGACTGTTTATCTAGTTCTTCTTGGCACTTCTTATCAGTAGCTACTGTACCTTCACTACCTGCATCAAAGAATCCTTCTATACGTCCCCAATCAAGTATGCTCTGTGAGTTAGTGAGTGCATACGTAGGTGGATAGATGTATCTCGAAGCCTTGTCTCCTGGCCCACCTGCCCATAGCGCATTCACTACAGCATTACCATCCCTGATCCATTCAGCATCTATCAGGTTACCACCACGCAAATCAAACAACACAGGACTAGCTGTACCCTTGCTTCTATCTGGCCCACGACTAGGTGTGTAGGTACGGAACCGTAGTGCACCATCAGTATCACGTATCACATCAAAGGTTGTATCCTTGGCACGTTCAGCAATATTCTGTAGTGTCTCTAATACATGTTCATATGCTGTAGCTACATATTGTTCACTTACTGCACACAGTCCACTGTCAGCAGCCACTACTATACGAGTATTGAAGTCCAATACCTGTTCACGTACTATACGTTTCATAATATCGTCTAGGTTATCAGCAGCATACGTAATGTCACCTGTGCCTGTTGCAGGACGCATACGACAATCAGCTAGCCACTGTAGGTATCCTGGCCCACTCACGGTATAGAACGGTACACGTCCATCCTGGAACACTCGTTGGTGTCGTATCAATCCACCAAATTGATACTTACCATCTCTCCAGAATTCCACCGTGTTAGGTGGTGACAGCAACTCAGGTATACTACCATCACCGTATGCCAGTGTTAACTCCCAATCACCTGTTTCATTCTCTGCCTTACGATACCTCGCCGATTGTATAATGTTCAGGATGCGCAGACGTACACCGTTTGCACTGAACACGTTTATGGCATACTGGTTTATAGCCATTAGTCAAGTGCCTGTGTCTGTAGGTGCGCTTGTGCCAATGCTATTACTGGTGCTGTAACAATGCCATCAGGTGCAAACTTAACCATGCTGATAGTGGCATGCCAGTCTATGTTACGTTGATCTGCACCTACTACACTCAGCACAAGGTCATAGCCATCAAATGACGGATTGAGTTGCCATTCACTGATGTGTGCATCATTGCCACGTGTACCACCTGTAGTGTGTGACACCTGATCTGTACGTCCTACTAGATTAGGTGTAGCACCTATCCTAGAGACAGTAGCATCTACACTTTGCTTCTTTATGGCACCATTACCTTTGTCTACGGCAATAATCCTGATTACGATGTCATACCCTGTCTTGTTCGTTGTGGTGTACCTCCATAATTCCTGTGGTGCACTATTAGTAGTTAGCACCTGTGCTGTGTGTCGTTCGTTGTCACTGTAGTTTACAGGAAGTGGGTTTGCATCATCAGGTATGCCACCTTGTGCTAGCCACTCCTGGTATGCTAGGTACTCTTTGGTTTCAGAGTTACCAAACGATGTACCTGTTTCTGTATCAATCCACAGTTCATCGTGCAATGGTGTCACACGCTTGTATCTGGCTGGCATGTTATGTTACCTACAACTCCGAACTGTATACTACTTGTATGTTGCTACCCAACACAATGGATGCTGCTTGTCCTGCACCTATACCAGTTCCTACTGTACTAGAAGTTATGAATGAACCATGTGTTTTAGCACCTATATTCACCCATGCTACCCAACTGCTGTATGTAAAGTTGGTAATCCATGACGATTGACATAGAACGCCTATTTGATTAGCAGTTGGTGCAGCACCTTGAGCAAATGATGGTACAACAGGCACAGAGAATGCTGGTATCACTCTCATTTGTACAGGTAAATACTGTGTGGCTTCTAGCGCAACAGCATTACTCCCAACCCAACCTGTTATTTGTTCACGTTCCACGTACAGTTGCCTGTAGCACTGTATACGTTCCAATGTAGGATCAGGCACTTCAAAGCGTGTGGGGTAACTACCTACCTCTAGTTTAGGCTGATAAATCCACAGCACATCAGCAGTAGCAGTGAGTGGGTTATCATGGTCTGGTCCGATATACTTACCATTAACATTCACCCACTGGTTGGTAACGGTATGTCTGTAGTTGTCACCACATACTGCTAACCATCTACACGTCAGGGAACCAGCACTAGTATCTATCCAACCAGCACCAACGTTCCACGGTATCACTACGTAGTTAAACTGCCATGTGTTAGCTAGACCATGTGTCCAGCTAGCAATGTATCTCCAGTTACCACCAAATTGCTCATAGTTAAAGCTAAAGGTACCTACCTTGTTACAGAAAGACCACCATGATACACACGCTGTTTGACCAAAGAGCGGTGTAGCCTTGATACCTTCTAGTGATTGCTGTGGACCAATGAGTGTATCAGCAGCAATTGCTACAGCGTTGCCACGTGACACAAGAAGTGATTTTACTGGTTGCGTCTCAAAGAATCCCATATTAGGTGGATATGCAGCTACAGATTGTACAACAAAGCCTCCTGTATTATTCGTTAGTCCTGTAATCCATCTATCAGCAGCATATCCAGTAGTACTAAGTGCAACAATACTACGCTGATTGACTCTAAACGTAGGGTTATCAAACAAGTTAGGACGTGCATCTACAAGCATGTTTGTATACACAGGGTTATTGGTTATCATGTTTGGTAGTATGGCACCTACACCAGTAGGCACCGTAATGACAGCCAGTGGTAGTTCCCATATACCACCCACTATCTGCGTCAGTGCTGGTGGTGCTCCAGCGCCAACAGTGCCTACTACTACTGCTGCATTCAGTGTGTTACCTGTACGGCTTAGACGCAACACTACTCTGTCATAGCGCGTGCTACCACTTGTGTTGTTGCCAACAGCCAGTTGTAGTGCAGCAGTATTCTTGTACCAGAACCCTTCTACCATTGCTTCACCTGGAGCAATGGACACAAACATACCACCTGGAGCACTCACCACAAGCCTGCTAGCTACGTCAATTAGTACACCTGTAGAACGGAACCGTGCTTGTACTTCAGCCTGATCCCCTTCACTATATGACTGCGCATCAAAGAAACGTGCTACTTCTGTCACGTCACTAATCTCCCAATCCTTCTGGTGGTGGCACAGGCTTCAGTGGCACATCAGTTGTTGCACTACCACCAGCACCAGCAAATTCACCCCTAGCAATCATGTTTGCTACTATATCGTCTCCAGGTAACAACAGTGGTTCTATTGAAGGTGGTGTAAACTGCATAGGTGCAGGTATAGGTACAGATACTGGTGGTGGAGCTATGACGTATCGTATCAAGAATAGGAGGATACGACACACTAGACGCTCCCATGCTATACGTTGTGCTGGTGTGGGTGCAGTCTCCAGGTTCATATAGTTACGTAGCCCTGCTACTGCTGTTGCTGCTTGTGCACGAAAGTTTGAGTCAGGTTCATCATTACCAAAGTCAGGTGTTGGTGGTTCTGGTGGAGCATTGTGTGCTTCTATTATGGCAATAGCTGCTGGTGACGGATCAATCTGTACTCCATTCTTATCATGATCGAATATATCTATCTCACCATCAACATCAGTAAACCACGCAGTTATACCCCTAAACGGTACACCAGCATCACGTAGCTCTTTCTGTAGTAGCTCAATGTTCACTGCCTTATTGATCTTCATGGTTACTTATCTCCTATCGGTTCAGCGCAATGGCTACGAACTGTCCTGGCCAACCACCGTTCACGGTACTACCACCAGCACTCGTGTAGTTCAGTGCGTAATAATTGTGATTGACTGCACCCGCCAAATGATACCCTATAATGGTTGTAGAAATAAGACCAGCAATCGGGATGTGGAAGTGTGCGTACCATGATGGGCCACCAATTGTATCTAGGCCAATACCTACACCACCTAATTGCCCAACGGAAGCATACGAGGCAGTAAACTGTAAGGCAACCACCATGAGTGTTTCATTAATACGTAGACCAGTTGCACCAATATTGAATGATGCATTCTGCCACGATCCTGAACCGATGCCACCAGTAGCAGCACCTTGTGCAAAGAAGACATTAGATATGCTACGGCCTGCTAGTTCAACTGTACCAACGGTACCATCTATTATCTTGTTACCACCATGTATCGTGTTATCCGATATTTTGTCACCACCAATAGAGTTTACTGCACACAGTATATCTTGCACCTTAGCTACACTGATACCACTACCGTAGTCATACAACACATGGTTAGTATACGTGGCACCTGACCAGGATGTTAGTCTACCAGGATGTAGTGTACCAGCAGGAATCACTGCGTTAGGATCAGTGTAATAACCAAGCACACCTGCTGCATTGACACCAAAGATACTGTTACCAGCACCTATAGGAGCACGACCAGCAGCACCACCAGCACCACCAACGATGATGTCACCTGCTGCTGCCATAGGGTTAGCAAAGCCAATAGGTACACTGTAGTTTAGATTGCCTGCACCGTCCACACCAAGATAGCTACCGTTAGCACCCTTTGCTTTACGCTGTGCTACACCACGTGCATCAGCTACAACGATGTCTCCAGCAGTGGTCATTGGGTTGTACATATTGCTTTGCCATACACGAGCATCAGCAATAGTAGTGACACCTGATGTAGTGCTAAGGTTTGCTAGTGGCATCTCCCATATACCACCTACTACTTGTGTTAAAGGTGGCACACCACCACCAGGAGTACCCTCATGTACAGCAGCTACTAATGCATTACCAGTACGGTCAAGGCGTAATACCACTACATCTACACGTGTTATAGCCGTAACGTTACTACTAACAGCTAGAGTCTTTACAGCCGTATTCTTGTACCAGAATCCCTGTACGAATGCTTCACCAGTGTTTACTGATACGAAACCAGCAACACCACTCGTAACGGCTAACTCACTACCAACACCAATACATATGCCATCACGCACCATACGTGCAGTGACTTCAGCTTGGTCACTTTCACCGTATGACTGTGAATCAAAGAAGCGTGCAACTTCTGTCATACCATTTCCCTAGAATATGAGAATGTAGTTATCACAATTCACGTCCACGTTACCTATGGTCCTGTACTGTACAGTTACGTATGTAGTCTGTCTATCAATAACGTAGGCTACAGCCTGTACGTTGAATGCCATAGCAAATACAGCATACGACGTAGTTGAGTAATACGGCGTAGCAAAGTTTATTCTATATGCTCCAGTGTAATCGTGGTTAATACTATAAATATTACCTTTTGCAGTGTACACACCGCCACCAGAAGATAGAGATATGACCATAGTAGGCTTTATGGATTCCAATGGACTAATTCTGTTACTGAGTGCAATGTCTTCATTGGAACGAGTAGTAGCCTCCGCATTTATTGCAGCGTTCAGTGTATTGTCAGTGTTGGCACGAGAGGCAGACTCGTTGTTTATCGCAGTGTTCAGTGCCGCGTCTGCATTGGTGCGTGCGGTAACTTCAGCACTATCTGCACTGGAACGTGCACTAGCTTCAGCAGCTAGTTCAGCATCAGTAGCCATCGCACCATCTATTGAAGACAGTGGCCACCTACTCAGTACACGGTAGTCACCAATGTTGCCAGCAGTAATGGTACTGGCATTGTTCACTACCATAACCTGTGCCAGTGGGAATTCCCATGTACCACCAACTACTTGTGTCAACGTTGGTGCTCCAGCACCTGAAACACCCTGGAGGATAGCCAGTATCAACGTATTGGCAGTACGGTTCAAACGTAGTATTACGTAGTCAATGCGTGTGCTACCGCTAGTATTGCTGCTTATACCCAAGTCAAGGTTAGCATCATTCTTATACTGGAAACCCTGTACAAAGGCTTCCCCTGGACCAACACGCACTGCCATGCTACCTATGGCGCTAACTATCAGTGTACCTAACACAGATTCAGGTATGACACCCTGTGGGCGCATCATACGCATATTAAAGTCAGCCTGATCTGCTTCAGTGTACGAGATACTATCTACGAAACGTACTGTTTGTGCCATGTTATGCCTACCTGTCCTACTGTCCCAAATACCTGTTGTACCACTGAACGGTACCTGCTGTAACAACGGTAGTACTACCTATGTCAAACACTAACTGGTTGTTACCAGCAACCAAACCCCACATGTCTGCATCAACCACGTACTGCCACACGTCGTTACCATCCAACTGTATGACGTATCGTTCAGGGTCTGTATCTATCACTAAGTGTTGTCCTGCAATACAGTTTAAACCAATAAGGGACAATGACTTGCCAGATGTAGTGTTCTTGAACACTGGATCAGAAAATGGTCCATACAAATCTATATGCACAGGTGTTTCAATGTCACCATCATTGATGATGATAGGACTGCTAGCAAACCCTGACTGTGCAAAGATACGTGGAAACGTCCAGGGAAACAGGAAGTTACCTGGATTCAAGTTGAAGTTGAGTGTAAACGTTTGTATCACAGGATCAATAAACGCTGGTATGCCATGCGATTTGAACCGTACCACTGTCCTGTAATGTCCTGGTGCTTCTGTGTCGTCTTTAGGCAGTGGTAGTGATTCTGCCAGTATGCAACGTATCTCACGTGACACACCATTAGCTTGATCTATACGTAGTGTTCCTGGTCCCATCAACGGATTGAAGGCTCTGACCACTGCACGTCTACTGGACTGTTCCTCTGGTACACCACCACCAGTGTAGCTAAACTCCACTGTCAGTACCTTAGCATCCATCCTGACATCGTACCAATACTCACCATGTGTCTGTGGTGGTGCAACGGTTGTGTGCTGGAATTCAGATATACCGAACCCTTCATACGAGTGCAACTGATATGGTGGTGACGATAGATTTATCACAACGTTATCTGGACGCTTGTAACATATGACATCGTATGATGGTGAACCACCTGGATAATCTGGCCAACCGTTAGCCATCTACCTTACCCCTACCCTAACTTCTCAGTGCTACGTTTACTGCTTCACGCACAATCTGTGGCAAAGTGCCTTCACCGTAGTCAGTACCAGAGTGCCTATGGTATTCCACATTTACGGTCACATTCTTCTGTGCTGCACCACTGCCACTACCACTACCACTACGTGTGCCACCACCAAAGGCACGTGCAATGCGCTGTGACTGTTCGTTAGGGAACACGTGCATGTCAGACTTAGCTATGGCTATCTCTGGCCCATTCTCACCTAGTACAGCAACTTCACCAGCATGCCACGTACCACCACTAGCCAGCCACTTTACCTGATAGCCACTAGGTGGATTGGCTGAACCACCCTGTACTATCAACTGTCCACTAGATGTGTACCAGCCATCTGTACCTGTACCTCTGCTAAGATACAGTGTCTGTGCACCACTCTTGGTAGCTGTAGCTGCTACAGTTCCTGGTGGCCCACCACTAGGTGAAGTAGTCCCTGGTGGGCTAACTGGCCTAGCTGCAATGGCATCAGCTAGTGCTCTGATATCCTCGTATACTTTCTTCTGTGCGTTCAGTGAACCAAGCTGTGCGTTGATGTCTTCTAGGATATTATCCTGTAGATGCTTCTGGTTCTCCAGTCTGGTGATATTCTCGTTGTGCATAGCAGCACTAGCAGTAGTCTGTGTGTTGATGAGCGTAATCTGTCCCTGGAGCAAGTCACGTTCATTACCAAGGTGTGTAATTTCTACCTGACGTAGTGCAATGGAATTCTGTAGGCCAAGTATCTGTGCTTGGCTACCCTGTGCTGCTACGGCATTGTTTGCACTAAGCAGTGCACTTTGTGCAGACACTAGTGCGTTCTGTTGCTGTACAGCAGTGATCTGTTTGTTGTACTCACCTACCTGTGCTTCTAGCTTGATCTGCTGTGCAGCAAGTGCATCAGCCCGTATCTGGTTACCTAGTGCTATGTTGTCAACTTGTAGACCCAGTACATCGTTCTGTGCCTGTAGCTCAGTAATCTGTGCTGTATACACAGTTAGCTGTGCTTGTACTGCTGCTAGTCGTTCCTGTTGGCCAGCAGCAGATACTTGATTCTGTGCACCAATCTGACCAGTCTGATTTTCTATAACGGACTTCTGGTAGTCCAGATCATCAGCTACATTCTGATGCTGCCGTTCCTGTGCCTGGAGTGCTGCTAGCTGCTTCTGTGCATCAGTGTTGTTGATGGTAGCCTGTAGCTGCTTCAGTTCGTTCTGGTCACCAATGTCTGCCTTCTGGTCGTTAATAACTTCTAGCTGCTTGTGTAGTGCATTAATCTGTTCCTGTGACATCTCCAGTGTACCAGCATTGATCTTACGTAGCTGAGAGTTAATATTGATTTCTTCCATACGTAGCTTAGCATCTTCCCTTGTAGCATCAATAGCTGCATACTGGTCTTCTAGTGTCCCACGTGCCACATCATCTATCTGCTTCTGTACCTGTGATATCTGATGCTGTATAGGTAGCATAGCCTCCTGATTCTTCAATGAGGCTAGTTCTAGTGTAGCCAATTGTGTCTGGTACTGTGCCTGTTGTTTCTTCTGTTCAGTAGTACCTTCTAGTGTCTTCTGTATCTCAGCTTGTAGCTGTGCTTCCTCCTTATGTAGTGGTGCAGCAGCAATGTTTAGCTCATTAATCTGGAACTGGTTTTTATGCTGCTGTGCTTGTATGTTGGCTGTCTTAATCTGGTCTTCTACGCTACCCTTCTGTATCTCAGCTATCTTAGCCTGCACGTTAGCCAGTTCCTGCTGTGCAGGCAGTGCAGCTAACTGTAGCTCAGCTATCTTTGCTTCATTCTTCAGCCTGATACCATCTAGCTCATTCATCTTTAGCTGTGTTTCGAGACTACCCTTAGCAATAATAGCCTGTTCTTCCTGTAGTTCTTTCAAGCGTCCCTCTTGGAACTGAAGTGTTTGACCATCCTTCAATTCTTCAAAACGCTTCTTAGCTATGATGACATCCACATCAGCAATCACATGCTTAGCATAGCCAACAGCTATCTGCTGTTCCAACGTACCCTTAGCTGCTTCCTCCTGTGCACGTTCCTCCTTACGTAGTGCCTCAGTAATAGGCAACATCTTTACTAGTTGCTCGTCACGTTGCTGTGTCAGCTTTAGTATGCTTACTTCTAGTGCATACTCAGCATCACTCACAGGTGCCTTTGGTGGTGCTGGTGGCTTCTCTGGTGGTGTATTACTGCCACCACCACTATCCTTATCCTTCTTCTTAGATGTCTTCTTTTTCTTACTGCTACTTTTCATAGCACCACCACTAGCAAACGCTTGTAGTGATACTAAGCCACTATTGAGTGCATCAGATGCCATACCTGCTGTTTCTTCAGCAGTGTACACATAGCCACTCGGATCAATTAGTTCTGGCCCATTCTCACCAACCAGTGTCCACATGCCACTAGACAAGCGTCCACCAGTAGCCTTTGAATCACTGTCATCACCCTTATCACCACCATCCTTTTTAGCTGATTCCTTTACCTTATCTGCTGCCTTCTTAGCTGCTTCTAGTGCCTTCTCTACAATAGCTACTGCTGCATCAGCTATGGACTCTGCACCAGCTTCCACAGCCGATCTAATACCCTCAACAATAGCATTACCAACATCAGTAGCTGCATTCGTTGCTGGCCCCACTGCATTCTGTATGGCTGATATGGTGGAATCTAATGCAGTACTTGTTGCATCAGGTAGTACCTGCATCGTAGTAGTGGATGCATCCTGCATAGGTTGCTGTATGTCAGTTACAGCAGTAGGCAAGTCCTGAATAACCTGTACGTTGTCAGTGGTAGCAGTAGCTGAGTCTGCCAATGACTGTGACCAGTCAATAAAAGCTTGTGCAGCTTCAGTAGCAGGTTCAGGCAAGTCTGTGATGGATGCAGCCATGTCAGTGAATGCAGGGTTTACCTCTGCTGCTGTAGCTACCACTGCTGCCAATGCTTGGTTAGTGGTTAGCACACCATCCTGCATCATGCGCAGTGGTGCCTGTGTGAGTCCTGAAGTAGCTGCTAGTTCAACTACGGACTGCACAAACTGTTCACTACTGATAGCACCAGTGGCAAACGCTGTTTCTATTGGTTTGGCACTCACAGCTATCTGGCTCATAGCTGGCCCAATGACACCAGTTACGTTAGACAAGCCACGTAGCAGCACATCAGCAAGCTGTTCTGTGCTTACCTGTGCACTACCCATTGCTTCCTGTATTTGAGCAAAGGCAGGATCAGCAGCAGCTAGTGAACCCATAACCTGCCGTAGTGCTTCACCTACAGTAGCGTTACCTGCTGCAAACTGTGCCAACGGTGCTGTAGCTAGTCCTGACTGTGCTGCTAACTGTACGATAGACTCTGCCAACTGATTGGAAGTCATGCCACCTTGTGCCCATGTGCTAATAAGTGGCTGTATACCCATTGCCATAGCACCAACAGCATCACGTGCAGCAAGTCCAGCAGGTACCAATCCACCCTGGATACTCTGTGTTAGTGTCTGTGTGGATGCAGTTATAGCTGTAGCAGTATCTGATGTAGTAGCAGATGTCTGTTCTATGCCTGCTTGTATACCTTCATTACCTGTAGCCATTGCATCACCGAACTGTGTTGCACTTGCTGTCAACTCATTGAATGACTGTTGGCCACTTGCTGCTAACTTATCTGTCAGTACAATAAGATCATTCATACCGTTACCAACAGACTCTATTTCGGCTAGAGTCATGATAGCTTTACCACCGTACTTTGACATCACAGTACCTGTGGCACCAACGTTAATACCACCCTCAGCAGTGCCACCCGACCCAACAAAGTAATGTCTGTTAGTACTGAACGCTACAGGTTTACCAGCACCAAGTGCAGCATTCACATTCTCTGGTGTTGCAGCTTGACGTACTGCATTGATACCCATTTTTCCTAGCAACCCCATAAAGTTGCCAGTACCACCCATACCCTTAGCAGCACTCCACCCTGTAGCCTGTGCTAGCTCTTTAGCTTCTGATAAGGATGGTGTTTTCCCTGTAGCCTGTGCAAACAACACAGCAGCATATGGCCCACAGATAGCCTGTGCTTCCTCCATAGACAAGCCAGCTTGCCTACCAGCAGTAATCTGGTCAACATTCATTGACATCTTCTGTGCAGTAATATTCTGGCTCGTATTGACTGATTGTAAGCCTGATGCAACTTCATGTACTATCTGTGCGTACTTTGTGGTTGCAGCACTACCTACACCACCAGCACCACCGTTGTATGCTTGTAGTGCTTTGTCATAGTCACCAAAGGTAGTAACTAGCTCTGCCATATGCTGGCCAGCTAGTTCAATCTGTACCTGTGCATCACCTAGATACTGCTGCATAGTAAGGTTGTTCTTCTGTAGCATAGCCTTTAGGGTATCAGGCATAAATTGCCCTAACCCTAGCTCACCACTACTACCCTTACGTACACCACTAATCACATTAGGATCAAATCCAGCAGACTCGTGTTGTATCTGTGCAGTGAACAGTTTTGCGTCTAGCTTGTACTTCTCAGCTACAGCATTCAAAATAGCCTGTATCTCTGGATTAGCTTTACTGCCACCAGTCACCTTACTGGACATGGTTTGCATACCACCAGCACCACCACCCAATCCAGCTAACAACCCCTTGGCAGCTTCTAGTGCTTTCTTGACACCTGCTATGACGGTATCCACCATCATACCTACACCAGCATTCAATGCACCAGTCAGTGCAGTCATAATAGTCTCACCTAGCTGTTTAGCTAGATTACCTAATGTTGTTTTAGCTGTTTCCCAGTAGCCACTAATCGTCGTGAAGAACGTAGTGGTAGCTGTCTGTATACTTTCGTATGCTGGTGTAATTGCCTTCTGTATACCCTCTATACCACTGTTCCAGTACAGTTGGATATCTTCCCACAACTTCTGGAAGCCTGCTGTTAGTGTGGCCCACCATGCAGTAGCAGTAGTAGTAATAGCTGTGGTAGCTGTTGTCCACAGTGCTTGTATAACCGTCCATGCTTCCTGCATCAACGTTTGTAGTTCCAGCAGCTTAGCCTGATTCTCTGGTGTAAGTAAATTCCACATAGCTGTAAGCAGGTTAGGTATAGCAGTGGTAACAGTTGTCCATACAGCTTGTATAGCTGTGGTACCTGTTTCCCATGCACTCTGCATAGCTGCCCATATGGTAGCAGTGGTAGTGCTCAGGAATTCACTTAGTGCAGCATAGCCAGTCTTAATGGCTTCAACCACTGTTGCAGTGACACCCTGTATGTCACCCCAGTTACCAATCCATGCTGCTGCAAGCAGACCAACTACAGCAGATACTGCGATGATAGCTGCTGTAACTGGCCCACCTAGTAGAGCGATGATGCCACCAAGTATAGTGCCACCAGTAGCAAACGTAGCACTCATACTAGTCCATGCTGCTGCCAATGCAGCTACACCAGCAGCTACAACCGTAAGTGTACGGAATGTAGCAAACGCAACAGCAATACCAGCAACCACAGGTACCAATGGTTCTAGTACTGCTTTCAAGTCATTGAATGACGTGGTTATCTGTTTGACCGATTCACTACCTGCTATACCAAACTGGTCAAACGATTGCTGTAATGTATCTATTGCACCCTGTACGTCACCACTCATCAACAGTTGTAGTGCCTGGAATGCTTTGTTGATGCCATCAATAGCAGCAATACCTGCTTTAGAACCTGCTGATTCACTACCAAACATCTCTTGCCACTTACCCTGTACAGTGGCCATAACATCCTGTGCACCCTGCAACTTCTCAGCTATGGTGCTACGTACAGCTTCCATTGCAGTAGTAGCACGTTCCTTCATCGTATCGAATATCTTACCGAAAGCTTCACCTGTACTCTCAGCACCAGATATGTCTATTTTTAGTGCACCAGCAATCTTTTCGGCGACTGATTTAAGGAACCCATCCAGGGTACCAAAGTTTTGCTGCATGCGTTCCATGAATGACTTACCGAACAGTCCACCAGCAACAGCACCCAGTGGCCCAAACGCTGCACCACCTAGTATGGAACCTATAGCACCACCAACCAGACCAGCACCATTGGTGTTGAGATAGTCCCTAATACCTGCAACCCATGACGTGCCAACCTTTGTAGCAGCAGCTTTAATTTCTTCAGGGTCAAATATCTTGGTAAGGTCCATAGGCTTGTTTGTGGCAGCATCCTTAGCTGCCTTAGCAGCATCTGCTGTAGCTTTCTTAGCTTCAGCAGCAGCAGCACGCTGTGCAGCTAGTGTGTCCTGTATACCACTCTTAATGTCCTGCCAATCCTGTTTCTGTTCACGTAGCTGCTGTCCTTCACGCTCCAATTCTTTGATACGGTCCTGTATAGGCTTCAACAGTCCATCTTGCTGCTTCTTTAATTCAGCTATCTGTGCTTCTAGTGGTGCTGCTGCTAGTTGTCGTTGTAGGTCAGCAATTTCACCGTTTAGGTTGCGCTGGTCGTTAGCAGCTTGTGCTATGGCTATCTGTTGCTTTGTCTGTGCAACAACACCCTTGTTCACCATACCATCTAGTTCTTGACGTATACCGTTTTCTTCTTTTTCCAACCCTAGACGTTGTTGTGCTAGTGCATTACGTGCAGCATCATTCTTAGTATCGTTTACCTTCTCACCACGTGCTTTAGCAGCAATTGAAGCAGACTGTGAATCAAGGGATATTTGTTTCTCCTGGAACTGTAGCTGCTTCTGTGCAGCATCTAGTTCATCTAGTCTGGTTTCCAACTGTGCACGTCTAACAGGATCACCCTGTGCCTCTTGTAGCTTACCTTTAAGCTGTGCCATCTGTATTTTGGACTGTATATCAGCCTGTTTCTGTGCTAGATCGTTAGTTTCTTTGAGTGCATCAACCTGTGCTTGTAGTGGTTCTATAGCAGCATCGTAAGCATCATTGATGTCTTCAGCAGCATTCCTCATATCCTGGAGTGAACGTGAGTTAGCCTGTATGTTGGCATCTACTGTACGTAGTACACCTTCTACATCATCTAGTGCTGCCTTCAATGCATCAGCATCACCTGCTGCTGCCTTGAATGCTGCTGCACCCTCTGCCAGTGTCATAGCTTTAGATACGTTACCGAATGCGTCTGCTACTTCCTCTGCAACATCAGTAACCTGTTGCACACCACCCATCATACCCTGTACATAGGCTTCCATCAACGCAGTACCACCCTCTGTGATTGCAGAGAGTGGTCCCTGTGGTGGTGGTGACTGACCAATCAGGAAAGATGAGATGATGTCAGCTACTGCTGTAGCTGCATCAGTAATCAGCGATGCAGCACCACTCAGCATGCCTGATGCAAATTCCGATACTAACTGAAACCCTGCACTACCCATTGAACTAGCAAAGTTACCAATGTCAGTTATTATGCTACCTATTGCACCTGTAATACCATCAGTCTTGAATGCCTCAAATGCACGTGCAAAGGCATCCTGCAACGGTTTGGCCATATCTATGATTTCTTGTATCGTAGCCTTCAAGTCTGCACCAAACTGTGCAGCTTGATCTGATACAAGGAAGTTAGCCATAGCTACTGCACCGTCACGCAACAAACCAAATAACGGTTCTAATCCTTCAGCACCAATGTTACGCAAACCATCAATAATGTTGCTGGTAGCTGCTTGCCATGTCTGCCCTGCTTTAGTAGCTACATCACCAAGGTTATTATTCTGTACAAAGTTATGGAACGCCTGTAGCATCTGTTCTGCTGATATCTTACCTTCTTCACTCATCTTTCTAACTTGCCCAATAGTCATGCCCATTGAATCAGCAAGCATTTTCCATGCTGGTATGCCTGCTTGTGCTAACTGGTTCATATCCTGTGCATTAACTTTACCTGCTGCCATCATCTGTGTTAGTGCACGGTTCACTCCCTTTATCTGTTCTTCACCCCCACCTACTGCCATTACAGCAGCACCAACATCCTTTAGGATAGGTATGACTAACTCAGCTTGCACACCCATACCAGTAAGCTGCCTAGCTGCTTGCAACAGACCAGGAAACTCAAAGGTAGTGGTAGCAGCAAACTGTTGTAGCTGCTTTATAAAGTCATTAGACTTCTGTGCACTACCTGTAAAGGCAGTGAATCCAATACGTGCCTGTTCCAGTGTGCTGTTCAGTCCAATGATGGCACTGCCTGCTTGCTGTGCCACACCCACAATGCCCGATAACGCTGTGGTAGCTGCTGCAAACCCTGCACCCATAGCAGCACCTGAAGTTAGTGCACTGCCTACTTTGTTCAGGTTTGCAGCAGCTTGTTGTCCACGCTGTTCAACCTGTTGCATGCCAGCATTGAACTGCTGTAGGTTTACACCTACATTCACCATCAGTCCACCGTTGGCACCAACAGCAGCCATCAGTTCTCCCTATCTACCCCTACGTGCAGCAGCACCACGACGTGCCTGTCTGTCTCTGTTCTTTTTGTCCACTGTACGTTGTGCCTGTATCTCTGCCACTTTAGACCAGTTAATCCAACGTCGTAAGTACTTGTGTACTAACGGTGTACATGGCAAGTCAAGTAGGTGACACCAATCACCAACTACTCCTGCCCATTTGAAGTCGCTGATGCAGATGAACCAATCGGGACAAGAGCCGAGCGACGAGTTACCGCTTGATTCGAGCCATTGTCTGAGCTTCTCAACTTTCCCCGCTCCATCTCATCCTCAATCACAGCATTCAGAATCTTAGTGCGTAGGAATGGTGGCAACATCGTGAACGATTCATACGTGCAAGGAACCTGTACACCAGAATCCTTCAAATCCCATGACGTAAGCAAACGCTCGAAGATACCAGCCAAACCAGTGTTGTCAGGCTGATTCGTCAAGTCATTCAGAATACGCTGGCAATCATCATCATACATATGTGGGTTGTATGTGATGGTAAGTAGCTCACCATCAAAGTCAATACGAATGGTAACCGACTTGTTCCTAAGTGCTGCCAAATCCACGCTATACTCCACTGCGTGTGTGGGTACCAATGCACCCACACACATGCATGCACGCCTACACTGTTGTTGTTACAGTGCAGCCTGTGCGTTACGTATCTTGGCTGACATTGCCTTATCCCACGTGGAATCGTAGACAATACGGCCAGTCCAATCCAGTGTGGCAAGTCCATTGATATCAGCAGGACTGAATGCTGCACTAAGCTGTACAGCCATGTCCATCTGATACATGTAGTTGAAATCCACTCCTGGTGCAGTACCAACAGTCTCAATCAACGGACCAAGACCATCAATACGGATGAACACTGCTGTACGCTGCCTGAAATACCCAATCAGTTCACGTCCCACAGCGTTGTTGGCTACTGAGAACGTCATGGTAGGATCAGGCTTAGTAGCGTAGTGGCGATCAAAGGATGGTTTGCTACGATTCAATGGGTAACCAACGTTCCAACGGTCAGCAATAGACCAGCCAACCGTAAACGCATCCACCCACTGTGTCATACCCAAATCTGCACTGTCCAGATCAAGGTAGACGTTCACTTCATTAGGCTGAATCGGTACTTGTGGCACACCAGTTACCGTGAGTGGATCAGTCAGTGTGAAATCATAGTCAATGATCTGACCCATCACACTGCCACCAAGGTCAGTACCACCTTCACGGCTGAACGACATATCCAGCGCATTGAAGAAACAGTACCCTGCACGCTCTGCTGTACCTGCATCAACGTCACCCTGTTCAATGGTGTACGTCTTAGGTATACCCTGCCGATTGTGCACGATGTTGAACACCCAGTCACGTGCCAACACAGCAGTGGCTGGTGTGCTAATCACAGCAGTACCCATAAGGCTAGACAAGGGATACTGTAGTTCACTGTATGCTGGCAGTCCACTCACATCACTGGTGGACCACTCACGGTTCACCACACTAGTAGTGTCAAACAGGTAACCTGTTGGTCCCTGGAACGCCACATCAGCATCAGGTGCCAACGAGACAGACATACTGCTCAAACGCTTAGTAGCAGGCAGTGGCACACCAGGCGTAGCCTCTGGTGCTATCTGTACGATACTTGTGGCTATCGCTCGTTCAATTGGCATGACACCACCCCCTCACCATTCACCAACACCTACACACTATGTCTGTAGGCTTTACAATCGTACTCCACTACAATTTGTGGGTACAAATCGTCGTTAACTCTATCTGGCCCACGTGGACGTTCTCGTATCTCATGTATGGGACCAATGTACAAGCCATTACGCTGTATACGTAGTCCCTCCAATACGATGCTAACCCTACGCATTATCAATACAAGGGAACCTTTGTCAGTTCCTCCTTTGTCTCTAGCTGTCACTTGTATCTCAGCATCACGCCACACGTGCTGAGCATTGAGTGTACGTGTAACTTCACCAATCACACCCAACACTACCAACACAGGGTAATCATGTCCAGGTTCGATGTCTGGATAGATGTTTCCATTTAATGGTGTGCCCATCAACTCTGCATCACTCTGCAATTCAGTCACTATCTCATCTACTATCTCTGTCATCAGTACTGGAGACATACCACTCAAACTGAATGTCATATCACTACCTACAGCCCTATGTCTTTCAGTATGTTACTGATAGTGTTACTAAAGTCGCGTTGCTCTGCTGCTATCGCTTGGCGCATTGAAGGTCTAGCTGACATACGACTAGTACCGTATTCGTTGAATACGAAATAGTCTTCATGTGGTGGTTGTATTCGTCCCTGTGTGCTGGTTTGCATCTCAGGTTCTGTGCCTGCTACTGTATCCCTGTAATGGCCAGTATCCACACGTACATCTGTGGACCATCTGTCCCTAATCCTAATCAGCCTATCACGCACTTCCGTACCAGTATCTTTGTTGACACGTGCACGATACGTGGCAACCCTACTGGCCCATTGTGCTGTCAGTCTCATCTGCATGGTTGTTACTTATGGCTCACTAGGTGAGGATGAATCATCGTACACCATTGCACGTACGTACTCACCATCTGTGCGCGAATACACACCAATTACACCGTAACCTTTGCCTCCTGGTGGGTACACTATTACATCATCTTTGTAGATAGGCTGTTCTCCACTCAGTATGAACGTTGACACACCTTGCTCTGCCAACGTTGTGCCACCTAATATGGCACGTTCCTCTGGTGTCTGACCTGTTGGCACCTTACGACACCGCACGCTGGATGCAACCACTGCTGCTACATCTTTCCAGCTACCGTTTGGTTGACGCATGCGTGTTTTACGTGTAATGTCACACTCACCCTGCAACGAGGCTAGTGCCACTCCACGTAAGCTGACCAGTTCTTCAGGTGCCAACATGTCAGTCAGTTACCCATTCAGTTACGGTGCTGGTGGCGTAGGTGGCGTCACAACAGGTGCAGGCTGTGGTGTAAGTGCAGGTGCTGTTGGTGGTACTGCTGCCGTTGGTGGTGGTGCAGGCTGTGCAGACGGTGTGGGCTGTGTGGGCTGTGCAGACAGACCAGCAGCAGCTATCTGGTCTTCTGTTGCTGGCTCACCATCAATGTTGGTCACACTGGTAGCATCTGCACCTATTGCTGGTGCACCAGCATTCTTGTTCTTGGCCCACTTAGTAGGTTCAGCATCAGTACCGTATGGTGTGCCATCCTCGTAGCTCACAATGGTGTAGCCAGCTTCCTCGTACGTCTGTCCGTCAAGGCTAGCCATTGCTGTGCTGTGGTAAGCATCCTCAGTCACACTGTACTGCTTGGTGCCATCTTCACTCTGGATACGCACCAGTGCATCACCACTGTCAGCCTGTGCACTCTGGTTCTCTGCCACGTTACTTCCTCCCATGTGTGTTGTGCTTGTAGCTATGTCATGCAATGACGTAGCCACCTGACACACTACCTGAAGCACTCTCAATTAGGTCATACACCATCTGTGGTATCGTCAACTCTCTAAATTTTATACGTATGTCCTGTCCACTGGAGTAATCAGTCAGCCATTCTGTTTCAGGGTGCACTACCGTTCTCATGTAGTACCCACATAGTATGGACGTAGCCAACCCTATTGCAGCAGGTACCGTACTATCAGGTGTGTAGTCAGCTTCCAGGTACGCATAGTTAGCGTAACTAGGTATGTACAGTTGTCCACTAACATCATCAATCAGTGCGTAATACTCTGGTGGCAGTAGCTGTATCTGTTCTACTGTTTGGCCCCACAACCAACCACGTACACCTTCAACACTCACCACAGGTGCTGTAGACAACCACGTGTATCCAGCAGGTTGCATTGTCAGTTGTTCAGCAACTACAACACCTTCACCATAGGCACGTCCACCTGTAGCATCTACCCATGCTTCAGCAGCAGGCATAATGCTTTCTTCCAGGTACGTTACCTGTGCAGCAGTCAACGTACGTCCAAGCTGTGCCTGTACGTTTTCTACTGTGGTGTATCCCTTGATACTGGTAGCCATCTACAACACCTATGCGTGCGTGCGTGCCTACTTACGTGGTGGCTGCTTCAGGGTAGGTTCACTGGTGGTGCTACCAGTGGGTGAGGGTGTGATGGTTTCAGTGGTTTCAGAAGGTGTGCCAGTGGAGTTAGGCACTGCCTTGTCTACAGCAGGTACAGCCTCATTCCTGGTACGCATGTCCGCATTGAACATGCGACTGGTCATTGGCTGTATGTCATCCTTCTGTGTGCCATCCTCGTTGAACACTTCACCAACACGTGCCTTGGTAGCACCAATTACTTCACCCTCTTTAGGCTGTGGCAGTGCACCTTCCTTGACAATGCTGGCACCTTCTACTGTGTCCACATACTGCTTGGCCACATCAGGTGCCATCTTGACTAGGATACCGTCACCACGATCAACGTAACTAAGGGATGTGTGTGCTGCTTTACCCTCAGACATTGCCTGTTCCTCCCTTTCACGTAGCTGTGTGCGTAGACTACGCTTGTTCATTGCCACAGCCATCAACTCGTATTCTTCACGTTCCTCATCTGACATGTCAGATGGTGGTTGTGGTATATGTGGCAACAGCTTGTCTCCAGCTACTATGTATCCTGTAACTACCTGATCTACAGGTAGCACTCTGGTAGGTGTGCCACACGTTGCACCAATGGCCCCACATATGATGCAACGTTTTGGCACGGTACCTACACTCCACACAATGCACGCATTACTACGTGCTACTACGCAGTAAGGTCCATTTCGACAATGGCAGAGGGACGTAGGCAACCAAACGCTGCACGTGCCTCAGCAAGAATGGCAACAAGGTTACGCACAAAGAAATCGTTATGCGAGTCAGTCATCTGCACGCCTGCCTGTTCACGGTCCCACAGGATCAGGGTTTTGAAGTTACCCACATACCCTGTACCCACTGGCACAGACTCAGACTCAACAACAGGCAGGTTCCACAGGGTAGGCACTTCCACTGCTGCTGGCCCACCAAAGAAGAACTGACCAGTGTTTGCACCACCATCCTCTGTACGCAGTAGCTGGATACTCTCCCAATCGTAGGGATTCAGCAGGTACGCAGTAGGTGACATGCGCCCAACCGTACGCACCTTAGTCTTGGCACGTCGAGTGGTCACCATCAGGTTGGTGTCCCAGTTCTGTGCAGTCAGGTTAGTGATGTTGGCGAGTCCATAGAAATTCTCACCAGTACCATCACCAATGACCATCTGATCTTCTAGTTCTTCCTCCACACCATATCGAAGGAAGTTGTCAATCAGAGTCTCCATCTGTCCTGCATCAGACAGTGCACGCTTGGTAGCTGGCATCCAGTGTGCAACGGTACGAACAGGTGTGGTAACCCGTTCAAACACCATTGCTGACTGTGGCTTCAAACCACCAGCAGCAGGAAGCACTGTACCACCAGTACCATCACCAATAGGTGCGCTACTGGTTGCTTCAGGCACCATTGCAGCATTGTTGGTTTCTGAAACCTGACGTACGTACTCCACCATGTCAGACTCAGTACGACCAATCGTAATGATGTCTCGCATGACAAGTGGACGACGCAGAATGAACTGATCCAAGTTACGCTGAACATCTGTAAAGACAAATGCACCAGCAGACGAGTCCGATGCACCAGTAACCAGTGCCTTCAAACCACCAGGAATCTGCACCTGTGGTGAGGCAACACGCACCTTCTCAGAGAAGTTGCCACTTGGTGCAACCTTCTTTAGCCAGTCACTGTACTCACCATCACCAAGCACAATCTGACTAACAGCCTTACGGTGCTGCTGGTGCTGGTGCTGTGCACCATCATCACTGCCACGTGCCTTACCAGCACCGCCACTGTCACCAGCATGTGTAGTGCCATTGCTGTTGGCAGCAGGCTCATTCAGGTAGCTGTCAAAGCTGCTCATCCGTTCCACTATTTCCTTGGAACGGTTGGCATTGTCCAGCTTACCCTTCAAATCACCTAGTTCTGAATCAATGGACTTGACACGCTCGTACACATCATCAGGAAAACTGAAGTCAGGGTACTGCTCAATCAACCCTTTGCTTTCCTGCATCAGGTTGGCCATTCGTGCACGTATCTCAGCAGTCTTCATGACACACACCCCCATTCGCTAATCAACGGTTGCTGCTACTAGCTCTGCATTCAGGACGTGCATACGTCCCAACATCCGTCTAATCTCAGCAGAATCACGCACCACAACCACACTAGCACCTGCTGCCTTACCAGCATCATCAGTTGACACTGAAGTGTCATCTAACAACTTCTGTACACGGTCAGATACTGAGGTAAGGTCTGGTAGCAATCCTGCCAGGATCGTACGGTTAGCCTCAGAGAGAACACGTCCAGCTTTGCCTTCAGCTATTCGTAGCTTAGCTACGTGTTCTACTCTGTCCAGGTATGCAGACATTTGTGCAACCATGCGTGCACCATGATCTGCTAAACGTTCCTTGAATCCCTCCATGCTGCCAGTGGTGTTAGTGTTGGTTGCTGGTTCAAAGGTACCACGTCCGTAGTCAGTACAGAGTGTCTGTGCGTCTGATGCATCCCATGCGTCTGCATCAAAGCGTACGTTAGCTGCCTCTGTATCACCAGTAGCACGTAGCTTACCAGTGACTACGGTGTACTCCAATCCAAGCGTCTCATGCTTGTGCACGTCACGTTTGAATGAACCATCAACAAATTCTGCTGGACTACGTACTATGTACAGGTGCTCTGTCTTGGTACCGTTTCCTCCTACACCGTTCTTTGCATCTACGGTCAGTGTTGCATCGTTGGCTGCAAAGTTGACAGGTGACCACTCTAGCCACTCACCCTTTAGCAACTCCACAATGCCCGATTCACGGTCATACGAGTCAACCAACACGTAGTATCCAATGGAGTACTTATCCAGAGCACCCATCTTTATGTTACTGAAAGTGTCTCTACCTAGTTGCGTGTCCATATTGAATTGCCCAACAACTCGCAACCCACCTAGCTGCTGTATAACAGCAGGCAGACGCGCGTCATATGGCAACACTTCCTCAGCTTCACGTGTCACACCTATTGGCTGTTCATACATGTTGTGTGACCACAATATCTTAGGTAGCGTTTTACCCTGTGTAGTGGACTGTGCAATGGTGTCTGCAAAGAATCCTGGTCTGATTATCTCACCAGCATAATCAACGTTATTGAAGACACTACAGTAAGCCTCTACCAAGCCTTGTCCGCCAGCATCCTGCAACACCTTTGCACCAATTGCTGGCAACACCTTACGTGCGTACTTCATGTTACGCTGCCTCACTTTCTGCTAGCTCTGCTGCATCTAAGATGTGCCAGAATCTACGCACACAGTTAGGGTGTCCCAACGGTGGAATGCTACGTGCTTCAGCAATCTTGACACGTCTACCGTTCAATGCTGCACACACTGAATCCTGGTCACCATCAGTGATCCGTACACCCACCACAACGTCCGATGCTTTGTACGATTCAATCTGTGATAGATTGGTAGCCTGTGCTAATTCTGTACGTGCTATCTCTAGTGCACGTGACTCAGAGAACACGTACAAATCATTGATACGCATGGCTAGTTCTTCCACTGTTTCATCTAGTTCAACACTGGTGGCAATAGCCTTGGCAACACTGGTGCGTGTATATTCGTTTATTCCCTTAATGTTCAGTGCTGCTGCCTTCAGGTACGTACGCTCATCTGTACCAGTCAACTCGTACCTAGTATCAAGTATGTCCTGTACCACATCATGCACTGCTGTTAGCGTACGCTTGTACCACGGTTCCAACACGCCTTTGAGCGTGTCATAGTCCTGCTGCACACGTGGCCAGTTTATACGTATCTTACGTGCTTTGGATTGGTCTTCAATCTGTGCCACAACAAATGCACGTTGTTCGTTCAGATATGCGTGCACATCATTGGCACACTGACCAATCATCCTGGCACGTATCCTATCAACACTGTCACTAATGTCTTTAGTGCTAGTGGTAGTGGTACGTGCTTTACCTGCACTACTGGTACTGCTACTGGTAACTGTGCTACCGTCAGCGTTGGTAGTGGTAGTAGTGTCGTTACCATCACCTGGAGGCAATGCACCCTGGTTACCTGCTGCTAGTGCTTCTGGTTGATCCTGTACCGTAGCCTTCTTTACGATGTCATCTACTGCTACAGGTATGATACGGCTAGCCAACATGTACATGTCTGTAGGGTACGGTTCCCTGTCACGTTCAGCACGGTACTCGTTGACAGTTAGTGCACCACTCTCTAGTTCTTTTAGTAGGCGGTCAACTTGCTGTGTCTCGTCTTCTTTGAGCACCCTAACGTTTTCATTGTCAAATTCAATGGTAAATGCATCAACATTTGATACATAGTCACTCATCAACTGTGTGTGCAAGTCAGCAGCAATGAAGTTTTGAATAGGTATCACTTTGTTCTCATAGAAGATACGTCGCAATCCATCTACATTGGAGTATGTAGCGTTTTCCAGTCCTGTACCCAACCCTAGCAGGATAGCAGGCGTACCAAAGATTGCTGTGATACGTTCCTCTGGTATGTGCCTGATGGCTGACAAGTCTAGCTTGGTAACATCAGTAGCCATCTGGTCTACTTTGATGGAACCACCTATCACCAGTGGTTCACCACGCCTGTCACCTTGTGTACGGTTCATCACACTAGCCTTGATCTTGTCTGCATCAGCTTGTGTAATCTTTCCCTTCTCGTTAGAAGGGCTGATTATCATACCTGTCACACCTAAGTTACGTAGGATAGTGTGTGTAAACTCTGCTGCTTCCTCATCTGTCACTATCTCACGTAGCAACGCACCTAGTGGTGACAAACCTTTACGTATATTCTTAGGGTCCAGTCCATTACGGAAGTGCAACACATCTTCAGGTGCAACGTTTATCACAGTACCATTAGGTGTGTATTCGTAATGGGATATAAACACCGTAGTGTTGTCATTAGGCCACATAGGTGTGATAGTGTGTGACGGTACCCAGTAGAACTGTACTGGCTTACCTGCACCACTACGCACCTTCAACCAGTATGCGTTACCAAATGCGTAATCTATCATGGTTGCTTTCCATAGCAACTGACCAGAGTAGTAATCATTAGGACGCCTAATACGTTGCACCATTTCATGATTCGGTACGATAACTTCCTGGTCACCAGACAACTGTTTCACCACTATAGGTGACTGTGCAAACGTGGTAGCCAACAAGTCCATAGCTGCATACACAATAGCGTTGTTCCTACCCTCTCCAGCTAACTCACGGTAGTTTATCGTACCGTCACGTGATGAGTACGAACGGTCATACGACCATGTAGTAGTGCGTCCAAAGTTGATGGAAGTAAGCTGCTTGAATCTTTGTGCTACCCTTTGCAACCATGTACGTTTACCAAGGTAGATACGCTCCACCTTGTCACGCTTCTTATAATTAAGTGTGTCTTTACTAATCATTGTTCACTGCCTCTGTCTGCTTGATAGAAGACTAGTGGTCGTTCCTTCTTTACTGCATCACTACCTAGATACGCAGTGCATGTTTTGAAATGTTCGTTTACCACAGTAGCATTAGGGAACTCACCAAACTTTGTGCCACATGTACCACACTTGTAGTACACCACTTTGTCTGTGTTAAGGTTGGTGCTCATTAGTCGTCACCCATCACTGCAATACGTTGCACTTCAGGATCAACCATCAGGTACGTATAACCCCATACTTCAGCATCTAACCTGTCAGGGCTAGGCATTCCTGGTTGCCACTCGCACAACTGGTCTTCCAACTGTGGGAACAACCCCATATGGTGCCCTCTACCTTGTGCAAAGATGTTGCTAACAGGCTCTGCACGTGTCTTCTTACCTTTTGATGCATGCACCAACACTACAGGTACATTAGGGTCAACAGCATGTATAGCTGCTTTCACCAATGCACCACCCTGGTTAGCTTCAGCAACTATAGAATCAGCACCATACCTGTAGTATGCAGTCACTGCCTGTGTACACCACTGCAATGGAGTACCACGCATGGACATGTCATCCAGGGTATAACCTTCTGATTCTAGGTCACCCTTTATACCTGCACGTCCCACTACTACAATGCCTGTTTCAGATTGCTCTGTATCGTATTCTAGTCTACCCTCGTTACGTATTTCCTTAGCTGTTAGATCAGCTACCATTGGGTCTACTGCAATTACTATTTCATCTAGATCAGGTGTACGATAGACTCGTGTTTCATCTAGCTTAGCACGTGTCCATAGTGAGTAAGGATTATCGTCTAGTACTCTACCCTCTAGCTCCTGTAGTCCTGTTCTGGTACCACGGTACATTCTAATGATGTCATTGGCCCATGATTCAGCTAGATTCTCTACGTTAGCGTATGTGGAATCAGTAGTAACTATTGTGGTGTTAAGGGCTAGTATATCTTTTACAAGCTTTGTTGGTCTTGGTGTGGTAGTCACCACAATCTGTGGATCATCACCTAAACGTAGTGCCAACATTACGTTGTCCCACGTTTCTTTACCGTATCGCCAACTAGCTAGTTCATCACCCCATGCTTTATGGAACTGTGGCCCACGTACACTGTCTGGTTCATCTGCCGAACGCAACAGTGCCTGTGCACCATTGGGCCATGTCAACCTACGCTTGCTAGGCTCGTATTCAGGACGCCACTGCTTTGGACTAACTGACAATATACCTGACTGACCTTCTATCATAGTGTCTCTGACATCGTATGCTGTTCTACCTATGATTAATATACGCTCAAAGTCTTTAGCCCACTTCTTAACTACGTTAGCACCTGTCCACGTTTTACCTGATCCTCTGCCACCCTTCTGGAACCAACACCGCCACGTACCTTTAGGCATTCTCTGTGTAGGACGTGCCCAAAAATCATAGTCATACTTCAACTTGTATGCTTCAGACATATCAAGTGAACGTATCATGTCAGCAATTTCTGTAAGGGTCATAAACTTACGTAGATCATGGAACGTAAGCTTACGTGCAATCGTTTCGCCGATTGATACTGTCACGATGCAGTACCACCAACAGATTCATTGTCGTTATACAATGCCTGCTGTGCAGCTTCACGTTTACCCATTTTCTCTAGGCGTTCCAGCATACTATCCTTAGCAGCAGCAGCATCATCAGTGTCATTGTCTGTAATCTTTTCCTCAAACTGTCCAGCAAGATTGGTGAATGCTGTGAGTGTTGCAGCGTAGGTGCGTCCCAAAGCATCAGCAGGCATATCCTCCATAGCTACTTGCATCACAGCATCCATTTTGATAAGGGTAGTAAAGCTACTCATCATCAACCGTGCACGCATCATGGTGCTAAGTGCACGTGTATTACGTATGGCTACTGCCAGTACGTATTCTTCAGTTATCCCTAGACACGCACTCACACGTACAGGTATGCAGTTGTTAGCAATCAGTGACTGCAACACCTGCTCATCTGTTGGTCGTTCTCCACTTGGTGGAGGTACTACACCTTCACGTATTTCTTCAGGTGTGCGTACGTCACTTCCTTGTGGACGCACAAGCCTGATACGTGGGTAGTTGGCACCAGAATCGTGGTCAGTCATCTTTGTGTCATGACTCGTGTATGGTAACACTCAGGACACACATAGCCATCTGTTGTCTTCACTTTAATAGTGAGACGTACCTTACAGTAGACACATGTGTGTTGTACAGGTGTTACGGTAGTCATAGGGTACCTACTGCCATCTTACCATAGGTAAGCAGCTAAGAACAGGTACCAGTTGGCCACCTTGACTCGGAGAGGGAAGACTGTATATACTACAGGAATGGGTGACCTATGAACGATTTGAGTCAGACAGTAAGCTGTGTCCTGTACATCACAGATGAAGCATATGACGTACTTGTTGATGTAGGACGTAGGCTAGGGTTCCAACATGGTAGGGACAATGCCAAAGGCATACACCACTACTTTGAATGGATAGTGAGACAACAGTTAGTGGACAACAGACCACCAGAGATACGCGAGTATGACCATGAGATGTTAGAAGCAGGTATGTCACCTGAGTGGCGTTTGTACTCACCACGCAGACGACGTAAGGTGACACTGACACGTGACGCATTGGTTGATGCCAGTAAGTGGGCCATGCTTCTAGGCATAGCGTACGTACCAAGTAGACGCATAGTAGGTGCACCTACCTACGTTGATGGCCCACAGTGTATGGCAGCAGTACTCGAAGCAGTAGGTACAGGTTGGATTAAAGTGGAGGAACAAACAGATGAGTGATGGTAATAGCAACAACGAACGACCACACTATGTGTATGAAGATGATGCACAAGCTGTAGAGATTATCAAGAAACACTTGAATGGACATGCACTTAGGCCACCTAAAACTGATGCACCTAAACGCCTGATTAGTGCACGGTTATCTGTTAACGCACACATAGGCTTGCAGCGTGTAGCAGCACAGCTAGGCTACACGCATGCAAACCAGGGTAACGTGTCATTGCTACTGGAAGCAATCGGCACAGGTATGGTGGTAGTTACGCCGACTGAGCTAATTCCACGTCGTCTGTAACACTGATACCTCGTTGTGCTAGCCATGCCTCCAGAGCATCTATGCTTTCTAGTCGGTTCTGTTTCATGATGGCTTCTACCACCTGCTTACGGTGTAGCTGCCGTGCACGTTCAGCTTCACGCCTAGCCTGCATACGCTGTTCATCTGTTTCGTACGTACGTGGTCTACCACGTCCATCCATTGCAGTATCACTGCTCAAATCGTAGCCAATGGACGTGGCTACACATTCCCTGATAAATTCACTCAGGTTACCGTCTGCATCTGCATCTACATTGGCAGCTTCCTCGATAGCTGCCTTGAATTCTGGTGAAACCTTCACCATAAGTACGCTTGTCATGTGTTGCACCAATCCTCGTAATTTCCTTGCCTTGCACAGGGGTTCCTAGGAGGCGGCAGCCGATGTCAACGTCTCCTAATGCGGCTTTCCTGCCCACCTGTACCACTAGGCCACTACGCACAGCTTAGCACACCTTGTACCCAGGAGGCAATAATGCAGCACCCTAAACGGACAGCACACCTTGTATTGACAGTATCTGCTGGTTGGTGCTACACTGTTTTCAGTCTGATGGTGGGAGGCACAGATACGGTGTCTAGTGCAATGGGTACACGAGTACGCAAGGTGCATCTAGTAATGCATAGTGCGTTGATTAGTGGTCGTCCATATACTGTTGAAATGTATGTGGATGGTGAACTAGTGCATACGTCAAGTAGAAATGCGTCTGGTACAACTGATCCACTGGCAGACATGATGCACCACATGCAAGGGTACATGACCACATGCACGCATGCACGTGTATGTGTGGGTAGTTGTGATGCACGTGAGTCCGTACCGTTCACGTTCACGGTTCAACAGGAATGGAGTAACGAGTGATGTTGATTCTTGATAGTGATGGTGAGCAGACACCGTATAGTGTGCTCCAGGCATTGGTGCATGTGTACCAAGGTAACGTGGATGAATTGAAACAAAAGCGTGCAAAGCATGCACCACGTTCCCACACGTACATTGAAATGACTGGTGAGATAGCTGGATACAACATGGCTATCAGCACCATCATGATTACTAACGTGTGGCACATTGGTCAGCACAAGCAGAAACAGGTACAGGAGACACCACACGTACACGCATGGGAACCACACAACCCAAATTCTGGTCCGTACATTATTGTTAGTGAAGCACAGTGCAATACGTACCTAGCAGGACTAGGTGTCACTACCATGCTGGAGGCTTCCCTACAACACGGTATTTGCTTTGAACCGTGTAGCAAACAAGAGTGCATAGGGTAGAGTGCTCAAAACGTCCATAATGGGTATTGACACTGGGTGCCTGCATCAGGCATACTATGTGTGTGGGGGCTAGCAGAGACAGCCCACAGGAGAAACAACGTGGCAATGGCACCAAGCATCTACCAGCAGGCAATCATTGACTGGTTGCGCAACGACACTGGCAACGCGATTGTTAGCGCCAAGGCAGGGAGTGGTAAGACCAGCACCCTGTGCATGCTCAGTGACGAGATTTCACCTGTGGGCACACGTGCTGCCTTCCTTGCCTTCAACAAGGCAATTGCTACTGAGCTACAGCGCCGATTGCCTAAGCACGTGCAGGCAGCTACGTTCCACAGTGTGTGCATGCAGGCACTACGTCGCCACCCTGCCTGTGCACAGTACGCCAATTCACGAGGGTGGGTGCAGAGCAACAAGGTGCACAACATCCTGGACTCCATGCACAACACGTACGGTGCCACTACCATTGAGGCAGTGCGTAAGGGTGTGCGTCAGCTTGTTGGGCTGATGAAGGCTAACGCACTGATGCCAGAGTGTGACGAATCAGAGTTGTTGGCACTCGTTGAGCGATACGACATCGAATTCTCAGAGGATGGCCAAAACACTGACAACACCCACGTGGCACTGAAGATTGCACGTGAAGCACTGGCCATCAACAATGACACCCTTGACTCCATTGACTTTGATGACATGCTGTACCTGTGCTGGCTACTGAACGCTCCACTTATCAAGTACAGTCACCTGATGGTGGATGAAGCACAGGATACCAACAAGATTCAACGCCTGTTGATTGCTCGAATGTTGGGTAGGGACGCACGTGCGGTGTTTGTTGGTGATGAGGCACAGGCTATCTACGCATTTCGTGGTGCGGATTCCAGTGCCATGCAAGCTATCCAGGATGACTTCAAGTGTGCACGGTTCCCACTCAGTATTTCGTACCGTTGCCCACGTAAGGTGGTTGCTCTGGCACAGCGCATTGTGCCTGACATTGAAGCACGTGAGAACGCACCAGAAGGTACCGTCAAGAAGCTAGACACGATGGAACTGGCTAGCTTTACCACCCTGGACCTTGTGCTGTGCCGTAACACCGCTCCACTGGTCACACTGGCCTACCGTTTCTTGAAGGCACACAAGGCAGTGAAGGTTATGGGACGTGACATTGGTGAACAGCTTGTGTCACTGGTTCAGAAAATGCGTGCTGCAAACCTGGAGGAACTAGCCGACAAGCTAGACACCTACACTCAGCGTGAAGTGCAAGCAGCAATGGCCAAGCGTAACGAGTCCAAGGCTGAACGACTGATGGATCAGTATGAAAGTATTCTGGCCATCATTGATGGACTGCCAGAGGATGACAGAAGCGTGTTTAGTGTGATTGGTGTCATCCGTTCACTGTTCACCGATGATGGCAACGGACACCGCACAACGTTGAGCACCATTCACAGAGCAAAAGGGATGGAGGCACATACCGTCTACATCCTGGACGGACACCTGATGCCATCCAAGTACGCTACACAGCCCTGGCAGCAGGTGCAAGAAACCAACCTGAAGTACGTGGCAGTCACCCGTAGCCTGGATACCCTCTACTTTGTAGAGAGTGTGGTTATCCAGTAGCAGCACACATCACACAGGAGGGTGGGGCTAGTACACAAGTACTGGCCCCACGCACATACCATGCACCTATTGGACGAAATGCAGCTTGCAGTGATGTATAGCGCATGGCTAGAGTTGCAGTATTGGCGTGCAACTTGTGGCCCAACTGATACTAACGAGTACAGAGAGTGGCGTGTAGAACAGGGACAGAGTGGACGTAATTTCGTGGAAGAATTCAACACGTTCTTAGCCGAAACTCGCATAGAGTAAAAGAAGGGTAGCTAAGTACCATGCCACTGTCACGCATGACTGATGGACAAGCAGTAGAGTTTCCACCATCCATATCTAAGTGGTTTCTAGCTACACTAGCAGGCAATATGCGTGCACATGTGTGTTTGTGGTGCGGTATATCTGCCAACACAAGCAGCTTTGCTTGCATATCTGTTATTGAGGGTGAAGACAATAGCACGTTGTTTGTGGCTTGTACCGTTAGCTGTGACTTCTGTGGTACGTATGCCAAGGTCAGCGTAATAGACTCACCATTTGGTAGTGGATTTGGGTTTGGACACGAGGAACAATGAAACCTAGCCAGATGGCACCACAGCCAAGGTGTGCGTTTGTAGGACAGACACAGGAGGGTGACATATCCAGGTGTGCACGTTGGCAGTCACACGCACCACCACAGGAACACCTGAGCTACACTGATGTTATCGAACAAATGGCACAGGCTGTAGCTGCTGTACTTGGACGTGACGAACTAAACACCTTTGCCATGTTTGACTGTATACAACAGGCACGTGTATGGCACACAAGACTGGTGGTAACAACATGAGCACAACACAAGCAACACAGTGCTTCCTGTGTGGGTTTACATGGGACTATGCAGCAAACCTAGTTGTGCGTGTAAACCAACGAGTCTGTAAGAACAGGCGTATGTGTCTCACACGTTGGATAGTAAACACACCCATAGGACAGATCATGCCTATCTACGAGTCTGCACTAGATGAACATGTAGAGAACTACGCACCTACTACAGGTAAGGATTAACAGTATGTGTGTCATCTGTGGTCAGGCACTGCCTAGCAGGGACTTGGTAAGGGTCCAGGGTGCGTGGGTGTGCCTAGCTGCTCGTGGGTGCCTCGTGGCGTGGGTCAAGGGTGCTAGTAGCCTCTCCATAGCTGCCCTGCAAAGGAGTGCCCTAGAATCGACGCTCACAGCCTCTGGTAGCCTTCCTCCTATGGACAACCCTACTCCCATAAAGCAGGTAGCGTAGACAGCATGCAGCAACCGTACAACAGTGAAAATGAATGGCATGCAGAGTTTAAGGAACTAGCTAAACAGTTCTTTAAGTACTGCACACATACACTGGACTGTGAGCTACAACGTAAGGGACACTGGCATCATGGTAGTGATGGACGTATGGTATGCAGTCAAGCACCGTGTAAATGTGGTCTAGTGTTCATACTGGGTGCACTTGTGCCTGATATCACCTGGAGCATGCGTTGTCCTGACTTGCCTGAACCTTCACGCTACAAACCACAACCACGTACAGGTTCTAGACGTACAGTGCCCAAAACAGACTAAAATGGGTATTGCAATAAGGGGTGGTGTGTGCTATCATTGCTTCAGCGCACCAAACACAGAGACAGGACACACACCATGTCGCCATTCACCAGCACTCCACAGGTTACCGTCACACGCGAGCGTATCGAGGGTACTTACAACTACATCACTAGCATGATTCGTACGGACGGCTCGCGCAGTGTGGTTATCGAGGAAATGGATCGTGGTGCACGGTTGATGCACAACAGTACCAAGTTTGGCCCCATGACCAATCTGAAGGTCACCATGAGTGGTGTGTACCAGGATGCACGTGTATGGGTGGAGGCTAACTAAGCATGGCACTGTATGGATACGTTGGTGCTAAGAGCACCAAGCATGCCATTAGGGATGAACAGACCAGAGTAGCATGGTGTGGTGAATACCTAACACTGTTTGTAGTGTCAGTGTTTGGTAACCCACACTTACAGAACAAAAGTATGCTGGAACCTAACTGCAAGGAATGCCTCATTGCAAAGCAGGAATAGGAACAAACAAGTGAGCCATACACCGTTCACAATACGTGACGTACCCAACTACTGCACTGCTAACTGCCTACAGGCGCACACTGATAGCAGTGCATGTCAGTGTGAATGTGCTGGTAAGAATCATGGTGACTGGCTAAGACAGTACGCTACATGGTGGCGTAAGCAGAAACCAACAAAGGCAAAGGCAATATGAAAACAGCAACAGCTAGTGAACGTGCACGTGTGCGTGCTACCAGCAGTAGACTACGTGCAATCTACCACGCACCTACATTTGACAGAGTACGTGGAGTAGTGCGTGAAGCTGGATATTACACGGTGTATAACCTGGATAAGCATGTGCACTACACTGTGTGGTTCAACACCCTACGTGAAGCATGGGAGTGTACCTGTCAGGCAAACAACCTGAAGACTCGTTGTAAGCATGTGCAAAGGGTGATGGATCGTGAAGACAAACGAGTAAAGCAGGAAGCACTGCAAGATGAGACGTATACCTAGTAGGGAACAGATAGCAACGTACGGTTGGCACACCATACAGGATCGTGCACTAACCCATGAGGAAGTGTCACGAGTCATAGCACGCATGGAGAGTGGCATGAGCGTGGTACCTGAGCAAGCAGTGGTGCGTATCGTTGGCAACACACCAGAGAGTGGTAAGCACATCATTACTGATTCACATGTGAATCATGTAATGTACAGTAATGGTGGCTTGTCGTTCACTCTAGGTGTTGCTTGCATTGAAGCTGAAGCAGCTAAGGATGTTGAACGATTCTGGAACGTGTGCCATCCTAACGGTGTTGCCATCTACCACGTAATGTGGGTAGATAGTGGCAACGTTGTTGTGACTAGAGTAGGATAGGGGGTGGTTGGTATGCCTAAAGATGCTGACAACTCAGTGAATGGTTTGGAATCCGTCGGCGAATTGGTGAAACACCTGGACTTGCCTAACCCAACCACACCTGTACCCTTCGAGAAGTTTGCACACCTAAAAGATTCGGATGACATATGGAACAAAGCTGCATTTTGGGCATTCTATGCAGCTTGGCTTCATGACCAGCAGACCACACATACCAATACCGTTAGCGTTGAAGCACGTAACGATGCACACATCTTCAATGTACTGTCACAGAACCTGCATATCAGGGACTGTGTGTTAGTACGTAAGGATGAGCTAACACACCTTGTGGAGCATGCCAATACACGTGTAGGTACTGCACTGGTATTTGTATTGCTACTAAGCACTGCTGCTGTTGGTATCATGGTTGGTATGGTACTTATGTGGAATATAGGCATAACGAATGGTCAGTAGTAAACAGAGAGAAGATGTTGATAGGCGTGTGGAGTACACAGCTATTAGCAACTGCCACCAAGTAACGTACAAGGGTAAGGTGCTCAATATACATGCTGCTATACACTTGGCATTTGTGTTGGGCATACGTGCAGGTATGTCTAAACCTGATGTAGTTGGAGACTACATGTCTCGTTGGATACACGATAGAACACTAGATGCAACACCAGAGGAAATGGGTAGAAGACACGAGAAAGCCATACACGCTATTCTGTTCCCTCTGCAATGGACAGCAGACGAATGGGACGAATTAGAAGGTAACACACAGGAGGATGATGACTCATGAAGTACTGGATTGACACAGAGTTTATCGAGGATGGACACACTATTGAGTTAGTGAGCATTGGTATGGTGTGTGAGGATGGTAGAGAGTTTTATGCTGAGAATAGTGAAGCTAATCTGTCCAGAGCTAACGAGTGGGTACGTGAGAATGTAGTAACTAAACTATGGTCACGACAAGCAGACAAACGTGATGCAAACAGATGGATACGTGATGGTGGTACAGGTGGCTTACTGACACGTACACAGATAGCACGTGAGCTAATACGCTTCTGTGACGCACAGCTATACGGTTGGCCAGAGTTTTGGGGTTACTATGCTGATTATGACTGGGTAGTGTTGTGCCAGCTATTTGGCACTATGATGCAGCTACCAAGAGGATGGCCCATGTATTGTCGTGACATTAAACAATGGGCAGACATGCTTGGTAACCCAAAGCTACCTGCTGAAGGTAAAGATGAGCATAACGCATTAGCTGATGCACATTGGAACAAACGTGCATGGGACTTCTTAAACAGCTATGCGTAACACTGTATTGGCAGATTTTCTCGGAACTGCACAGGGTTCTACATGCAGTGCGTTAGCCGTTAGTTACAACTACACTGACCTTAGTCTACTCTGACACAGGTTTGAGGAAAGAGGCAGCTTAGCACAGCATGGAAACACAAGGGATACATGGAACAGGTAAAACTAACTGGAAACCATACGAATACAACATAGTGTGTGCACTGGTGCGTGCAACTAGAGTACCCATAACAGTAGGCACCATAGCTGCTGTAACTGGACTCAAAGGCAATACCATACGTGCCATACTTAGCCATGCAGATGGTAGGGAATTTGTGTTGGGTGGAGGCAATAAAGGGTACGTGGTAGCTAGTACCCATATAGAGGCACAGCCTATGGACAACAGACTATTCAGTCAGATAGCTGCCATGACCGATAGAGTGAACAGGCGTAGGAAATGGAAGTACACACCATGACTAACACAGAAGAACTACACGACTTGATAGAAGACCTTGCAGGCAACCTGGAGGATGCAGCAGACATGCTAGAGAAGATACTACAGGTAGTAGCACCCAGTGTACAGAGCAATGACATACGGGTGTACCGAAAGCTAGTAGAACGTGCACAGACCATGCTGGCTGACATGAGCCACAGCTAGTGTGCACGTAACACGTGTAATGGGTATAGATAATTATTGCGTGGTGTGTGGGTGCGTGCTATTATATGAGTGTGGAACGAAACACCACACCAAACCACACAGGGACAACAACATGGCACGCCTAGTAGTCAACCTTCGCACACAGACCTTCTACCCTGCATACGCTACTGGTAAGAACCACCTGATGAACGCTAAGCATGCTGAACGGATCATTGCAGCACGCAACGCCAAGCCAGAGTACGTGCGAACCAAGGAAGATGACTCGGAGGAACTACGCGCGCATTTCCAGAGTGCTGCCTACAAGCAGTACGAGCGCAACTATCGTGCTGCACTTGCTGAGTCGCGTGTGCTGTGCATCCAACGTCAGACGCGCGTGTACGCCACACCACGTAGTGAGCCTATCAACGCAGACGCGCTACCTGATAGCATGTGCGTGAAGTGCATGAGCCATGTTGAGTAAGTATGGTAGCTCGCAGACACACAGCACACTAAAGGGTGTGCTGTGTGTGGAGTGTGGCACACAGTGGCTAGGTGGCATGCCTAAGCTGTTTACGTGGCAGTATGTGGTGCGTGGTAATGGTGGTAAGGTGTACGTAAGACACAGCATGCTACACGGTATCTGTGCACCATGCCTCGATAAGCTGAAGCTAGACTACGCTAAAAGGTGTGTGCACTAATTGTTGTGTGCACACACCACAGCTTGCTATAATCAACTCAGTTGAGCACAGAAACAAGGAACTGGACGGTACAACACAATGGCACGCAAGCAGCAGCAGGTTGACATGACAGGTGTGGAGATTAGTGCACATCTACGTAAGTGGGGTGAGCACAAGGGTCACCTTTTCGTGCACATGTCTGCACGTTGGTGGCATGACATCGCCGAAATTGCTGAGGGACGTGCTAACGTGCTAGCTGCCAAGCGTGGTTACAAGATGCTGGAGGGTGTGCAGGTGAGTGACATAGTGCAGAGCACATGGGACAACCGTTACGAGTGCACACGTATTTATACAATGAAGCGTGCTAAGTAAGGTTGCACGTGGTGCACTTTACTTGGTACAATCAACTTAGTTGAACACAGCAACACAGCACAGCAACGGACTACGGTACGAGGATACAAACCATGTTTGCACAGTATGTGGCAGTAACAGTGTGTGGAGTGGACGCGGCTAACCGTGTGGCACTAACTAAGGTGTCAGGGGTTACCAACGTGAATGTGCGAGTGGTTACCCCTAAGTTTATGCAGGAAAAGAGAAAGCCTACTGAATGGGAGTATGAAGTCACTGGTAAGGTAGAGAGTGACCAGTGGGCCACGTTTGCTACCATGCTGACTCACAAGATTGTGTGTGACAATCTGGTGAGCGTTAGCACCCATAAGTATGTGTCAGTAGTAATGGAAGGAAGGAAGGTGGAGTAATAATGGAACCAGAACAGAGCACAGTACAGAGTGGTACTGTGGAGTGTGCTGGATGTGGCATACCCACACATGTTAATAATGCCTTCTGGAAGGTACGTAGTATCGTGAGGGACGCACGTTTGCCTGTAGGCATTAGACCACCATCTAAACCAAAGAATATTGGTAAGCTAGGCAAAATTTACCTGAAGGAACATTTTTGTGACCGATGTTCCATGCTCATCACTGGATATATCGAGAATCTAGGGAATGGTACTGTCTGAAACAGGCAATAAAGAATACACCTGCATCTAACATACCTCATACCCTTTTATAGCAAAAGTATATAGGTTTAGTAAAATTTACTAAACATACATACAATTCATATAAAAGGATATATGGTTACTTAGATGCAGGGATATTCTTTACTGCCTGTTATGTGGTATACTGGCATCAGTCCACAGGAGAACCCTACTAGCCATGCCCACCTTCAACCCACCACCAACCCTCAACCACATAGTACAGTTACACCAACACTTGGTTGCATGTGACCGTGCATATGCACAGCAACCTACCAACGATACACACACCAACATACTACGTGCACAGCGTGCATACTACAGTGCACTGTCCATATATCACAAGCACCAAGCTACCAACCAGCATGCCAACAAATGGGACATACTGGTAAAGCGTGCCAAAAACATCATGACACGTGCACGTATGAATGCCAAACGTGAGAAGCACAACAGCCATTGGCAACAGATAACAGCACACCAATGGACACGTGCCAACCGTATACGTATGCGTGCAATAGCCGTACATATGGCTGAAGTACCTGCACAACCACGTAAGAAACGTACACCTGAAGAAATGAGGGAAGTACGCGAGCAGCAAGCCAAACGTACACGCATAAAGCATCCTGTGACAGGAAGGTATATTTACGTTGACAACCCATGACAGCAACAACACACCCCCACCTACCTTCAGCCCACCTACACACAGCAACAGGCCACACCAACTACCACCTAGCAACACACAGTTGGCACCTACACTGCCTAAGTACATACAACGTACTGCTGGTAATCCAGCTACAGGTGAGCAACCAACGTACCAACATGTAGGTGCAACAGGCACACCAACACCTGCACACAACTACACTACTTGTGAGTACACAGCACATAACGACACACCTAAGTGCACCCAACCTGCCATTATGATGCCAGGATACCAACGAGCATGTGCAGCACACATAGCACATATGTTGCTGGCCAGCATGCAACACTACACTGTACAGGCACAGCAGGCTAACAAGTATGACCCAAACATAGCCCAACATATTGCCAAACTAGCACACCACCTAACAACCTACATACAAGCACCAGACTAACACACCTACACTACCTGTAGACACACCTAACCCACCCTGTGGACTAAGAACCCCTGTGCAGAGCAAGGAAAACATGCCTAACATAGTGCAACGCACAGTTGTAGTACGTGACGATAACACCGTAGAAGTGTTGGCAGGTTGGCCACTTGATCCAACCTTGCTTGGTGCACGTGCTACATACCTTGTAACAGCAACCAGTAACGCTAAAGCCATTGAAGCTGCCCTACTCCAGAAGCAACCACCCATGCATGCTCCAGGTAGCACGCTAGATATCACCCTGGATCGTATGGCCAAGTTGCTGAACACCACACATCAGGACATCGTAGCACGTGCCATCAACACGTATGCCATGCTACGGACCAACACAGATACCGTGTTCTACCACCACAAGGTGCTTACAGACAAAGAGACTAAGCTAGTGGTGCGTAGGGTAGCTCTGCCATGACACATAATACCTACATACTGGATTGGTGGTACAGGCTAGAACCAGACGAACAGCAGTACCTGCTACAGTCCACAGTCTGTACTGTGTGCAAGCACCTAGATGTGTTGCACAATGCTAGACGTGCCTGTCTAGTTCCTCAGTGCACCTGTGACTGGACACCTACAATGCACAAAACAGCCTATAATGGGTATTGACACGCTGTGCCTGTGCTTGCTATAGTAGTGGTGCGCAGTGGTGAAGCACCACAAAACTGGCGCATGGAGCACACTCCTATGAACGCACAGCCACTCTCACTAGGTCCGTTTGCTGGTGCACGTGTTGCACTGTTGGTTGTCAACCTGCTTGGTGACACCAAGGGTGAGTACTTCTCTGACAGCATCACTGCTGCCATTGACAAGGCACGTGATTGTGCCAGCTACCCTGATACCGTGGTGTACGTGTTCGACACCACCAACGAGGGTGAGCGTGGGCACACTCCCACTGCACGCATTCAGCGTGACGGTGTTGGGCCAGTACGGTTCTACTCCCTCATTTGAGGGAGTAGCTACTACTCCAGGAGTAACCATCATGTCTGACTACAAAACAGCCTCAGTTGAAATCTTAGAAGGCAACCACACACATAAGTGTGAGATTTGCTATCCATCAGAAGGGTACCGTGCCAAATACAACGTGTTTGATGGTAACGGACCAATCTACACGTGTGGTAGCCATCTGTCCATAGCTGTACAACGTGTAGCAAGGAAGTAACACAGCCATGACCATGCACTCGTATCAGCGTGACTATCCTGTTACCCCTCCTATGGTCACCATACCGTGTCCACACTGTTTACAACCTGCCATCATGGAGTACGATCCTGGTGAATCTGGCAGCTACTGGGAACCAGGATGTCCAGCAGGTTGGGTAACAGACCACCCATGTGGAAGTGACGGTACAGGACTATGGGACCGTATGCAAGCCATAGCAGAGTACAGTCCAGAGTACCAGCAGTATCAGTATGAAGAAAGTTGTGTCTAACATGACCATACATCGTGACCCAAACACTACCAGTGACAGGTACGTTATCAACACTGATGCTTATAACCCAGTGTGGCATCGTGTGAACGAACAGCAAACTAAGGTGTACACAGTAGAGACACAGTGTGGACTAACGTACCAGTACCCTAACCCCAATGTCACGTTTCGTCACCCAACGTCTACACGTAGGTTTTTCCGTAGCACATGGTATCTTGACTGCCAGGAGTGCACACAGCATGCCTGAATACACCGTGTACCTGTACAGGAGTGGCAGAGTGTGGGTGCATCGTGACGCACCACACAAGCCTACTGATCCTGACCCACCACTACTGATGACTACAGTGGACGCACCTACACAGGTAGCTGCACTAGGTAAGCTGCTGCTACAGTACGTAGATGCTGCTGCACAACCCTACCAACATATACCCATATGCATAGAGTGGTGCTGTACGCTACCCTGTGATGTGTGTGCCAAACCACTAAGTGAGCATACCCCTACTCCTACCCATACCCCTATGTCTACAGACCACAGGTTTGCACACACTGAATGGACATAACCTACAGTGACAGTACTCTACTGTGGTGGACGTTGTACATTATACTGATCCTGTTAATCATCATCATGGCCACACGAGGTAAACAATGACACCTACACCTACACACTCTGGTCTAACCAAAGCTGACCTTCTACGATTACTACAAGCTACAAAGCATAATCGTAATTACGATATGGAGCGTGCAGCCAACATACTGTACCAGTACTATGTACGTAGGGTGTCCACCACAGACATAGCTGCCAGTATGCAGGTGAGCTATGCACGTATCAACGCTACCAGAAAAGAGGCTATCAGGAAGCTACGTGCAGTATGGCCACTGTTTGCTGAAAGAGACGTAGCTAAGCTACACAGCAACACCAGCTTACGTCACGCTATCTGGCCACCACCCACACCAAAATAAGTATTGACACCACCACACGGTGCTTGCTATACTCCTATTATCAAAGCACAGGAGCACACAATGTACGCACACAACAGTGGTCACATCATCTACCGTCACAAGGCTACCAACGAGTGCAAGTCAGTGACACGTGTGGCTACTTCTGACACCACCACACCAGAGGGTTTCAAGCTGTACCGTATTCGTGGTTTCCTGTTGATGGCGTGTCCTGAGTGTGGCAAGGGTAAGTACGGTCAGTCTGTCCAGGGTAAGTACTCTGACAAGATTACCTGTGGTGCCAAGTGTCGTGCGAGCAAGGGACCAGTGTGCGAGTGCACCTGTTCAGGTGAGAATCATGGAGCTAACTACTAATGCATGAGCAACTAATGCGTGACGTGAAATCGTGGTCAACGTTCCATCCATTCATGTCAGATGGTACAGCAGGTGCTTTCTGCATTGACCGTGCACCAGGGTTCGGCACTAAGTGTGGTCGTCGGGAATACGAATTTGTACACCAGGGATCAGATACCATAATGGCCAGTAAGCATGCGTCCATCAGCATCATGTGGGATTGGGATACGCTACCTGCTACAGTAGCTGACACACAACTGATGACAGCAGTCAGGGAACTGTTCACCACAACTACCGTTGACACGTACGGACGTGACGGTATTACACACAACAAGCTGTGGATACTCCAGGGTAATACACCGTACACCCTACGTGCCTTCACTGACTTGCTAACCACCCTGATACCGCCATCAGACATCATGCACTTCAGCTTTGGCTACGATTGACTGAAATAAGTATTGACACCACAGTGTGGTGTGTGTCATACTCCTTTTATCAAGGCACAGGACATACAAACCATGATGAAGTCAGATAGCCAGCACCACGCAGTTGTTACGCGCAATGAGCCTAGTGGCAGCTTCTACGGACAGACTTGCTTTGCTAGTGCACCCACAGCCGAGCGGTATGCACAGGCTGAAGCAACCAAGATACAGCAGGGACGTGGTGGCTATACGTACACCGTTGACTCGCGTGACGTGCGTGTGCGTTTCGTTGATAGTGACAGTGAATGGACAGTGAAGGTTATGCCATGCTACAGCATTGGTTGTAGCTTGTTCCGTCGCATGCCTAAGTCCCACCTTGGTTTGGTGGGATAGGCATGCCAATGGACATACGCATCCTAAAGACTACGTATCCATGCTGTGGTGGGCCAGCTATCATAGACGCCATGACCTTGTTACCACGTGAGACATACAACAAGAAATGCCCACGCTGCAAAACGCGCTACCAAGTGGAGCGTACTGCCATCACTACAACCTTTGGTTGGATTGACACCTTAGAGTGGTTAGATAAAGCCACTAACCTATACACCCACATCTATGGAGTACCCTACCGTGCCAACTAACAATCGCCGACGCATCATTATTACTGCACTCTGTGCACTGATGCTGCTACCTACCACTGCCAATGCCAGCTACGCACAGACTAACGTATGTGAGCCACCAGCAACAGGTGCACCTATTGTCTTTGATGGCAGTGGCTTGACACAGACTGCACCATTTACCCTGGAGGGTGGTGCCTACACACTGGACTGGTCCGTTACACCACAGAAGTACGTGTCAATGAATCTGGTGTCAGTAGATGACACGGTAGGCTTTGGTGAGCTACTGGTGAACACCAGCACTCTAGCAGGTGGACGTACCCACGTCTACGCGGTCAAGCGTGGTACCTACTACCTGAAGGTGAGTACACAGGTTAAGTGGACAGCTACCCTAACGCCTAGCTAGCCACCACCACACTCTCTACATGGGCACACCAATTTATGTGGTGTGCCCATTATTGGTAGAAACGGACCTATAATGTATTGACACCACCAATCAGGTGTGCCATACTAAGGGTGTCAGGGAACACTGACACACAACACACAGGAGTCACCCACATGTGCATCATCTGCAACGCTTCCACCCCAACCCACATTTACACCACTTCCAGCGCACGTGGCTTCAAGGGTCGCGTGTGCGGGCCATGTGGCTCACAGTGTGTCCGCGAGGATACCAACAATGGCCATAAGGCCAAAATTACACCAATCAAATAACTTCCCACAACAGCCTGTTATGGGTATTGACAACCATAACAGGCACCTGCTAAGATACCTACAGACAGCGCACCAATACACAGAACCAGGAGAACTACTAACATGGCACGCACCATTGCTTTCAACGCACACACAGGTGAGCAAGTTACCCTGCTGGTCAACGACACCGTGTACCACCTGAACGCCAATGGCCAGTACAAGCACACCATGCATCGTGTGCGACGGATTGATGAGTACGGACGTGCAGTGACGTACTGCACAATCTGGATGCGTCATGGTGCCGTGCTTAGCAGCACCCAAGATGCTGCCGTGTGGTGTGAGAACGGTTGCAAGCCATTGCAGCCACTGGAGGCTAGTAACTAACATGATGAACGTACACAAGATCACTACAAAGAAAATCTTCAGGTACGGACAGCAGATGTTCCGTTACGAGTGTACCTGTGGCAAGCAGGGTAAGTACCACAAGTTTGAAGGTGACATCAGACGTGGAGCTATGGCACACCTACGTGTCATGGTTCACGGTAAGTAAGGAGTACATAGTACGTATGGCCACCACACCCACAGTCAACCTGGAGCTACAGTACTTCATTCAGCATAGTGCACCTGATGCACTAGACGCATTGGTCAGCTACCTTGCAGCACGTGCAGACGAGTACATAGAAACAAGCAAGATAATCTCAGATGGTAGTGGTCAACGTACCTTCCTACGTGCTAAGCATCATCTGAGTATGGCACAGGCATTGTTTAGCCTAGCTGAACGTATCAATCAGGAGAGGGAACAGGTACATGGCAACCAGTAAGCAGGTGGTATACAAAAATGGCTTTCCAGTAAAACGGTTCTGGAAAGAGCACATTACCAAGAAACAGCGTGACGCCTACTACGCCACCACGTACCCTATCTACTTCACCACGTATCCAGGGAGTGAAGGTTGGGCCATCGTGGATGAGAAGGCACCACGTAAACTGGAAGATGCCATCAGCATGGCCCACACTATGGTAGAGTCCCCTGAAGACCCACAGACACAGGCAACCATCTACGAAATGCGAGCCATCTACCGTGTGGGTACAGAATTCGACTGGTCAGCACACAAACAGGAACAGGAGGCAAACTAACTATGTGGTTCCCACGTGCAGCATACCATGCCAACCATCCACTGGTAGCACGTTTGGAGAATTGGTGTAGGTACAGTGGCGTGGGACCACTAACCAAAGCATGGCAAGCATTAGCCATCAAATACAATACATTAGCAATGCTGTGTGACAATGGGTACACGGTGTTGGCTGGTCCTGAGTGGAACATGACACCTGAAAACAACATGTATGTAAACCATGCTTTAGCTAGGGATATAGAAGAAAATGCACAGCTATATCTATGGAGGCAAGATATGTACGATATGGCTACAGCACCTGAACTAAAGCCACACGTCATTAGTGGTGAGATAATGCCATTCAACGTCATGCTATTCGTATTTGCCCAACCAGTTAGAATGCGTGACTCCATTTCTGGCAAAGAACATGTGTCTACATGGATGGTACTCTGTAAAGATGAAGGGATGATGACAGTAACAATTGACATGACTACTGCTGAAGGTATCAAAGAGTCTCACATAAGCATAAGCATAATTCAATTTGGTGCACGGTTCCCTGAAGACTTCACAAACGATAGCCAAGCGTATGCTGCTGGTAGCATCCTGAAGATGCTGGCGTTTCTTAACTCACCATATACACATGACAACAAACAAACAGCCGAACGTAGAGAAGGTAGAGAAGTATCCAAACATCCTACATACCGTGATACACAGGACGATACCGTTAACGTAGTAGCACTACGTAAAGAAGTACGTGAACGCATAGAACGTATGCGTGATACTAATGAGGGTAGTAGTGGAGTACGTCACCATGTAGTAAGTGGACACCACAAAGCACAGTGGTACCCTTCTGAGGGTGCACACCATGTCATATGGATAGCACCCTATGAACGTGGTGACAAGTTGCTGGGTATGGTAGAGAAGGTATACGATGTACGTCGATAGGCGTTAGGAGATACACTGCATGTCACGTCTACTAGTAGCAGCTTCCATGCTTGCACTCACCACAGCTACGCCTATGCCTGCTTACTCACCCTGGTGTGGTGATGCTAAGATCACAGGGTATGTGCGTACAGAATTCAGTTTGTTCACCTACGATGGAACACACATACTGAGTGGTGAACCAATAGTAGCTGCTAGTTGGGATGTTGTTATGGGTTCTTTAGCTACCATTGAAGGTCTAGGTACCTTTAGAGTAGCTGACCGTGGTAGACTGGGTAACGGTACACCAATGCCGTGGATAGACGTAGCTGTGTGGTCACGCAGTGAAGCCTACAGTCTGACAGGAGTACGTCATGTCTGTTTCAGGAAACCAGTGTCATGAGCAGTAACAGTAACGCACCTAAACCGTGGTCTGATAAGGCAGCTAGCCATCTACCTGATGAGGCAACATGGTGTGTAGAGTGTGGGTTAGACTTCAGGGATGGTGAGTTAGTAACAGAAGACCCACCTTCTAGTCTGAAGTTTCACCATGTGGAGTGTCCAGATTCATGAGCATCATGGAAGAACGCATAGAAGCTGCCTTCATTGACGAGTACAACCGTATCAAACACGAGGGTATGGACAATCTGCTAGAACAGAAGCTAGGTACACTGCTGTACATGGCATACCGTAGAGGCTACATACGTGGGCACAGTGCACGTTCACGTGAAATACAGCAGGATGAAGAACAGGCTAGACGTGAAGGTAAGTACCCTATGGGAGTAGACATTAAGTATGATGGCAACAGGCTGATACTAGACGGTAAAGAAGTCACCCCACCACGTGCCAAGACATCACCACCTATAGAGTACAAGCCATGAGAAACAGTGATCCTGTAGACGTGCCAGAGGATGAACAGGAATGTGACGATTGCCCACACTCACGACATCAGGGACCATGCCAATCTATGCGCCACCTGTCTGGTAATAAGTACGATCCACCATGCTACTGTGGGCAGGTGACAGACTACGATTAGCACCACTGCTAGCACACACCCATCACACTATGCTCAAAACACACCATATTGGGTATGGATAATACTTGCACGCACCACACCACCCTGCTATTATATGAGTGTCAGCAATGACGAATCCGCACAAAGGCAAACCAAATGAATATTCTACAAGCAGTCGTTGCAGCCACCAAAGCTGCACGCACCACTGGTGTAGCTCACATCGTTCACACTGGTGGCACTGCTGGTAACGGCATCACTGTTCGCCGCGCCGATCAACTCTTTGCTTGCGCACCATTCGAGTACCCACGCTACACCTGCTACGCTGATGGCACTCGTTATCGCCACTAAAACACCCAACACCCTGACACACCAGTCAGGGTGTTTTGCTATGTGCCACACACCACACACCCTAAACGAGTTTTCACCAGTTTCACAAATTGCCTTGAAAACAGCCATAAATGTATTGACACCATACGGTGGAGGGTGTATTATATAGACACAGGGTGAACGAAACGCCCAAACATACAGGAGTCAACATTATGAACACCACCACCGTAGCTTTCAACATCGCTGACCTAGCTGCTGCTGCCAACGGTCGTAAGGTCAACGCTGACAACATCAGTGCCAGCATAAACCGTAACGCAGTCTACATGGCAGCTACTGAGTACGTCACCAACTACACTGGCACCTTTAGCTTCCTGGTGAGCCTGCACACTCAGCTTGACAAGGGTTACGGCCTGAATGACTCACAGGTTGCTGGTGTGCTGAACTGCATGATTGCTGAGTACAACCGTTCACAGCAGCAGGCACCCATCACCACCACCACAGTCACCTACGATAACAGCAAGCAGTACGTTGCAGATGGTTACTACACCATCGTTGGTCCCAAGGGTGGCCATCGCACCATTCGTCTTCAGACCATTGAAGACACGAACGGTAAGGGTACCGTCAAGCAGTGGCTTTCTTACCTGAGTGGTTCTGACAACGTGGGTGATTACACCAGCATTGGCATCGTGAACGGTAACGAGATTACCCTGTTCAAGAAGAACACTGGCAAGTACACTGACATTGTGGCTGCCACACGGTTCCTTTTGAAGAACACTGACAAGATTGACGAGTGTGGACGCCAGTACGCCATTCGCAGTGGCAAGTGCTACCTATGCAACCGTCTGCTCACCACTCCTGAGAGTGTGGCACGTGGACTTGGCCCCATCTGTGCGGCCAAGTAACACACACCACACACCACGCACACAACCCCTGGTCACACAGACCAGGGGTTTTCTGTTTCCTGTTTCCTGCTACCAGAGTAGTACCCTGTCACAGGCTGTGAGCGTTGATTCTGGCCCATTCTCCTGGAACATGGCTACAGGGACAGCCAAACCACCCTACAAGCGTCCTACATCAATCCTCTGGCCAACCAGCACTATCTCTTGTCCAGTGGCCATGTGTTAGCTCTGGTTTTACTGGTTACAGTCCGTATCTCACCACACTCATGGCACTGCATGGCTAACGTGACATACAGCACTACAGTTGATATGTTGTCATGTACTGCACTACTAGACACCCCCACAATACGCATAGGCTTACAGCACGTGGTGTCATCAACCGTGTACTTCTCTACATGCGTCATTCTATCCACCTACTACCTACTACGCTTTCGTTTACTGGCTAGTCCAGTGTGCTCGATACGCACACCCTTTGGTATTGGTCCACGTAGTCTCCACTGACGTGAGATAAAGTAGGTTTTATTCTCCACGTTGACATACTGTATTCCTGGTTTGTTGCGTGCAAAGAATTCAGCATACTCACCTTTAGCCATGTGTGTATCTTGGGCCACTTTAGGTGGCACACCTGTCTGTTCAGCCATTACTCCACTCTACCTTTATTCTCACAAACAAATGGACACTAGCCTGTGTGCCAGCACAGACCAGTGTCCATAGTCATGCTAGTGACAGGTTTAGCTTGGTGTGCACCATTCAGCAACAATCCGTTGCTTAGCTATACGGTCACTGTGCGTGTGCGTGTGCGTGGGTGCTTTAGCTGGCAGCTTCAGTGGCGGTGTCTGTCTGCATTTCAGCCATCAGCGCGTCCACGTCCAGATCAAGCTTACCAGACTCGATAGCTGCAAGGATAGCCTTAGTCACGTCACGCTTCCTCTGCTGAGTAGCCTTCTGTGCTGCCAGCCGTTCCTCCTTGCTACCGTACTTCTTGATTCGTGGTGCACGTGCAGGCGTAGGCAATTCGTAGCTGTAGGCATTAGCCAGCATGTTGGCCACAAGCTGTGGCACACTGGTCTGCTGTTCCACAGCAGTCACAGCAATCTGCTTACGCAGACCATTTGGCACACGCACGTTCAGGGAGATGATGTCAGAATCAGGCAGTTCATCAGAGTTACGCTTAGCCTTACGAGTGCCACCACTGGTGCCACTAGCCTCATCCGATGCAGGATGCATGCCATCACCTGTAGCCACACCATTGTCAGTGTCAGTGTCAGTTCCTGCAATGTCCCCAATAGGACGATTCAGGACTGCCACGTTACCATCAGTACCATCATCACGACGAGCCATGAGAAAACCTTCTTTCCTATACGGTCAGCTTGCTATGTGCTGCTGCCGTGCTTGCCTTGTTCCAGTACTATAGCACGCACACGTATAGCGTGCAACCCTTCACACGGCATTTTTACCACTAATCTAAAAACTCGTCCACACCACTTGTTGACGCGCACTGCTGCACATGCTACAGTACCTGCACGTGGTACGGTAGTCACTGGCCCCACACTCTGGAGTGCAGCAGTATGGCCACTTCCTCGTTACAGCAGGCTGAACGCCTAGCTGCTGCTTTAGACAGGCTACCGTTTCGAGTGCGTCTGAACATCCTTATAAGGATAGGAGTGTCAGCAGAGGAAGTGATGGGAGTAGACAGGTGTCTGAACCACCCACTATGGCGGCCACTGCAACCCTTTGAGTCACTGTCATTTGAAGGTGACGTACTGTGGTGTAGGCAATGCTGGAAGTGGGTACGGGCATAACCATGATTGACATTGGTACCTTAATTATTGCAGTAGTGTTTAGCTACTTGCTGTACAGGTTATACAAGGGATACTACGATGGTGCTGAAGACGAATGATGGTGACGGTGACGATACCAAGATAGCTGTAGCTGTAGATGTAGCTATAGATCACAGTCCACCAGTCAAGCTACACGAGCTAACACCACCACGTATCACCATTAAGTGCCATGCTGCATGTGGCATGATGGTGCGTATATACAGAGTGGAACCTAGTACTGCTATTGGTGCCTATAAGTATTGTCCACAGTGTGGTTCCCAAAATGTCAGTGCATATATGAGTGCAGATGACAACCACTGGGAAGCTTTAGCACGTGACTACGATTTACCCATACAGCTACTACAGCAACTGTACAAGCTGTGGGTACCTAGCAAACACTACCGTTTTGCTGACTTTGTACACGAGTTACGTGCTGAGATAGCAGCAGGCCAGATACCTGCTATAGTGCAGGCAAATCAGCAAGCACAGCAAGCTAAAGCACGTGCCACTGCCAACGTACCACCTATGCCTAAACTCACCATACCTGGACGGTAACAGCAATGGACGTTATACACAGCCATCATCAACACCCATGTTCCACACCATTTACTGGTGTGTTACGTGGGTATCAGCATGAGGCACATCAGTTCCAGATGGCACACCCTAAGTCTATCCTAGCAGATGCATACGGTTTAGGTAAGACACCTACTACCATTGCTACCATTGCCAATCATCTACCTGCTTTAGTCATCTGTCCCACGTACCTTACCAACCAATGGTTTGATACGTTGTGTGACTTCTTGCCTACTGCTTCAATCAGCTTACCTGAAGGTGCACACGCTAAGCGCCAAGCAGAGTTGCTAACGTATGCTGATGTGCGTGTCATCAACACAGAGATGTTGCGTACGTATGACATGCCTAGTGTAAACACGTTAGTGATAGATGAAGCACACCATATACGAGGCAAAGATGCCAAGCAGTCCATTGCTGCTAGACAGTTGATTTGGCGCACACCCAACACATACATGCTTACAGCAACACCATACTACAAATCAGATGAGGATATATGGCACCTGTTGCACTGTCTAGACCCACATACGTTCACCAGTTACTGGACGTTCATTAGAGAGTGGTATGCAGTCAATTGGAAAGCACCATACGCACCACATATCTACGGTATCGCCGAAAAGAAGCGTGTAGACTTCAATAAGATGCTCACCCCATACATGCTGATGCGTGATTACACAGACGTGCACAGGGAGTTACCACCACTGATTGAGCATCCCATTACCATTGAGTTGCCCACTGCTGTACGTCGTGCATACACTAAACTAAAGAACGATTGGCAATTAGCTGGACAGCCTATTGAGAGTGTAGGTGAAGTGTACTACCTGTTGCGTCAACTAACCATGACACTCACCAAGCTAGATGCCATACAGGGTATTGTAGACTCAATACCTCCACCAAACACCACTTTGATTTACACGTGGTACCGTGAGAGTGCCAACACTGTATCTAAGCACCTTACCAAGAACGGTACACCCAACATAGTACTAACAGGTGACACACCACCTACTCAGCGTGCTACCCTCCTAAACACACAGCGTGTCAAGAAACGACCACATGTAATTGTGGCTACTATCGAGGCATTGTCAGAGGGTGTAGATTTGTCACACATACATCATGTTGTGTATGCTGAAGAAACCTATGTACAGGGTAAGCACACACAAGCATTAGCACGTGCACATAGAGATAGAACTGATACGTCCACTCCTGTCACTACGCCTGTCAACGTGTACTATGTACGTGCCAAGAAAACGATTGACGTACGCATACCTGTTATCCGTACGTCACGTGGCAATGCTGGTAACCGTGAACTGGCTAGGCAATTAGCATTGTCATAAGTGCGTCACCCTATCACACTAACAACACTGCACTGTGATGCTCTTGTAACCTTGGGTGACCATCTGTCACTGGCACTGCCTGTACTGGATACGGTATCCTGTACAGGTGTTGGGTTTCCTCCCAATGCGATCCAGCACATTGTGGTGAGGCACAGCACTGGGTAACCATGCTGCACGTAGCAATAGCTTTGCCCACTAGATAGTGATAGCTGTACCACACCGTACAGCTATCACGAATAGATGTGGCTATTGCCTCATCACACTACACCCTACACCCTACACACCACACCCTGCATAGGATACGTATGCCATGTACGTTAGTGTCACTGAAGTACAAACCTACAAGCGTTGTAGACGACAATGGGATTATTCGTCATTTAACAGGCAAGGGTTGTCACCGATCATGCAACCTAAGCCATACCTTGATCTTGGTACGATGGTACACAAGACATTAGCCTATTGGATACAGAAACCTACTCTAGATGGTATTTCACTACAGGAAGTGTTCCTTACCATTGCATCACAGCACCGTGCTACAGTTGTTAGCAACTATACACGTGCTACTAATACTCACCCATCTGAAATGGACATGGAACCCCTGTTGGATGCTATTACACTAGGTGCATCTATGATGCGTAACTATCAGCAATACTACAAGGAACCATTGCCACCACACTTGCAGTTTTGTTCACCTGAACAGGAAGTGTTGATACCCATACCCAACACAGAACACCTACATGCTGAGTGTGGTGCTAAAGGGTGCACACAGTGTAATGATGGTATGACACAGCACTACCTGAAGGCACGTTTAGACGCACTAGCACAGGATACTATGGGTAACCTGTATGTAGTAGAGAACAAGACATACGACAAACGACCAGATATTAACCTGTTAGAAGTAAGTGACCAGTTCATTGGTTACGTGTGGTGTGCACAACAGCTAGCCAAGCACATGCCCAATAACCCACCAGTGATTGGCATAGCCTACAATGGGTTATGGAAGCGTGCAGCACCACCACAACGACCAAAGAAGCTAGAACTATCAGACTTGTTTGTACGGTGTATCATTACACCAGCACAGGATGAAGTAGATGAGTACGGACGCGAGCTAACCAACACAGTTATGGAAATGGCCAACACACCATACATCTACAAAAACCGTGTATGGCAGGGTTGTTGGGATTGTAGTTACGAGCAACTATGCCGTACGCAGTCACAGGCAGGTGACGTTGACTACGTGCTACGTACGCAGTATACTAAGCGTGTGGAGGAAGACACAGCAGACATAGTGCGTGCAGTAGACGAGCAACCATTGATCCAACTTACCATACCTACACCTACACCTACACACTGACACTGACAGGACACCACCTAACCATGCCACCACGTGACAGCCTACCATCCACTAACAACCTACACACCCTACAGGTGCCTACACCGTTAATCCCTGATCCTGAAGACGGTAGTACGTTAGCTGGACTCACAGTTACTCCAGCTAAGCAGCTTACGGTAGACGCCTTCAATGCCATGTTCTATGCGTACCCTGGAGTAGGGAAGACGACGATAGCAGGTATGTTTGCTGACTACCCTAGTGCACGTGACGTGTTGATCGTAGATGCTGAGGGTGGTGCCTCAGTATTGGCACATCGTGACCATGTAGACGTAGTGCAGGTACAGAAGTGGTCAGATGTGGAACGTGTACTGCTACACCTGGAGCGTACACCCATCACTAGTCTAAAATACCACACGGTATGTTTTGACAATGTGACAGAGCTACAGGCTATGCACTTACAGTCACTGGTTGGTAGTGCACCTGTGGAGATACAGCACTACGGTATCAACACAGCTACCATGATGCGTCTAGCTAGGCGTGTACGTGACTTGTCACGCTTCAGGGGTATCAACACGGTACTGATTGCATGGCAGGAAGTGAAGGTAAACAAGCTAACGTCCATCACACGTCAAACAGTGGCACTGACAGAGAAGTTAGCCAACAGACTGCCAGGAGTGCCCAACATCGTTGGTCACATCAGCATTATGAACAACCCACCTTTATATACACGTAAACTCAGCTTTGCTGCTTCACCCCTTACTGACGCCAAATTCAGGCGTAGTGCTGGTGATGCATCTACACCCATACCTGATGACATCTACTACAGTGCAGACCAGAATCCCATAGCAGACATGTTGCGTACCCTATACGAGGGTGCACCATTCCCTGCACACCTGTACCTACGTCCCAAAGGCAAGGTACGTCCAGGTATGTCAGGTATGACAGGTGTCACTACAACTAGTGCCCAAACCACAGACGAACAGGAAGACTCAGACTAAAATAAGGCTTGACGGCTATGGGCTGTTGTGCTACAGTACCCATAGCAGACAAGTAACAGAGCAAAGGTATGTATGCGAATACGTGCACCGCCGTTTCACACAACGTAGTGTAGGAGCGATTGCCAGGAGTGCGCATAACTCCTGGCACCTTCTTCCAGACCACTGACACTGACACTGACACTGACATACACCATAAGGAACAGAGAACATGGCTGGTTTGGTTGTTAATGCGGCAGAGGCAATGGAGAACCGTAAG